ATTTTATTTATTTTATTTATTTTATTTATTTTATTTATTTTATTTATTTTATTTAATAGAAGTGAAGGAGTGAAATAAATGAGTTCAAACACATCTATAAAAAATCAAATGATTAAAAAATACGGTAAGAGGTGCTTCATTGAAGAATTGAAGCTACGAGACCCAGAGGAAGTAAGGTCTGAGATTAGGAGGTATACGAGTAAAGGGCAGAGAGCCCAGATGGACATGCTAACATACCACCACATAGTAGAGAAATGTAGAGGTGGAAGAGCGACAGAGGCTAATGGTGCCATTTTAAGGAATATAAATCATATGTGGTTCAACCGACTAAGTAGAGCCCAGCAAGCTGAGATTAACGAGTTATTTCAGGAATATAAGCGAGCGTTCAAGACTACTACTCCTACTCCTACTACTGATGAGAACGAAGAGGAAAAGCGGAGGTATTGTACTTGTTCATGGAGAGCTACGAGATGGAAGCGTGCGTAATGTAGGTAAAGTGGCAATAGAACTAGAGATGAGAGACTACATTTACGTGCCATTATATGAGACAACTGAGGAGGAATACGAGAAATATATTAAAGCGAGGCGAGAAAAACAGGCAGCGAAATGGGGCAAAAGTATTGACGAGCGATAGAAAATATGATATAATACATATCAAGATACGGGTTCATATTCATTCTAATTATTAACTAATTTTTTTATTAAAAAAATTAAAAAAAGAAGGGCAGTTACGCCTTTCTTTTTTATTTATTTTTATTTATTTATGGTTGTGGCTGCCATGATAGGCATTTAGTTAGTTCTTCTAGGTCAAATTTGTCATATTTATAGTCTAATGGTGAGCCTAGCGCAGGTCTTATCAATTCGTCTTCTAATTTTTGTGTGATAGCCTCTAGGTCAAAGTGTGGGTACTCTAATATATGATATAACTGGTCTGTTAGCCCATTTTTTAAGGCGTACGTTTTGATTTTTTGGTATGTTTCATTTTTATCTACTGGTAGTAATAAGCGCTCCTCTCTCTCATGTATTTCCTCAAGATATAGACCAGAACGTAATAAATTTTCTGGTAATTCTCCATTTTTGACCTTATTAAGATATGTTATAATTTCATCATTTGTTGGATATGCGTTTAGAGTGAAGTCAATTGCCTCTTGGTCGTTATCTATAATATAGTCTGGTAAAAAACCTAGTATCTCATCTGCTTTTTGCTTTAGGAAGCGTATGCGTTGTTCTTTTATTTTGTCTAGTTGCTGCTGTGTCTTCAATTGTTGCAACCTTTCTTCTTCTGGTGTAAGAGTTTTTGCTTGATTTTTAAATTTTATTTGAGTTATCCCCTGTTCTTGCAATCGCTCTAGCATTGGAGTTGATGTTTGAGCGGTTGCGGTTATTGTATTTGGGTATGGAAATGTTGGGGAGTAGACAATACCTGGTTTGGTCATTGGTATATCATTTGCTAAATTTATTAGTGCTACGGTAATATAATTAGTAAGTGAACGATAATCTTCTTTTGCTTTTTCTTTTAATTTCTCATTTGCTTCTGCTGGTAAATCAATAGTGATTTTAGGCATAAAAATACCCTCCTTTTAATTGTATTTATATGTATTATACAATATAAAGTAGCGGTTGTCAATGGACTAAATAGAGGGAAAGTGGAGTAAAAGTAAAATAAAAGTAGAGTAAAAATAAAGGCACAATAGTAGTTATTTCAATAGTTATTTTAATAGTTTTTGGTTTTATTTTTGAGGTGTTGCTCTAAATTGTTGACTTTAATTATTTTTAAAGCAACAGTGAAAATGCTTGTGAGAGTAAGAAAACAGAGTTTGTGTTGCTCCAAACTTTTATGAAATGACAATGTACGTATATTTTATATTTTATATTGTAAATTTTTTTATTTTTTTTAATTTTTTTTATCTTCCTTCCTCTGAGAACTTTATTGTTCTCTTAGTTTGGAGCAACAAGATAATAATGTCAACAACGTATCACAGTAATATCAAGGGTTACAGCCGTTGCTCCAACTGTTGCTCCAAAAATTACACAACAATATTTGAATAAAAATTTCTTAAATTTTGAATAGAGCCCTAGAGCCCTAGAGGGCGTTGACTTGAATAATTTAACAACAATGAAGTTTAAATCAACAAAAAGTCATTTGTGAGCAACACTTACAGCCTCAAGGGTTTGCGAGCTTGCTAAAATTGGGAATATTTGTAAATATTACGTGTAAATAAGTAATACCAATGATTAGAGCGATTATGGTAATTTCTGGTAATTTTTTATGGTAATTTCTGGTAATTTAAAAGCTAAAAAGAAAAAAGTTGTTCAGTAGGACGGATGCCAATCATACATGAACAAGATTTGGGGTAAAATAAATCACACGCACGTGGGTAAAATTAACACATGCTGGGGTCATAATTATAATATGCGTGTATTTTATGTATTTCTGGGTTAAAATATTGAAATCTTAATCCGTTCACTGATTTGCGTAATCCTTTACAATTTTTAGATATATTACTATGGTCGGCTCCTGTTGCTCTTTCCGCTTCCCTTACTCCTTGATACACCATATTATTGTCTAAACATATTATATATGAATTAAATTTCATAAAAATTCCTCCTTAAAATTAAAAATACATACACCTATATACGAACAAAGTTTTGTACATAGGCCCAAAATACAAAATAAAAGAGGCATATCGCCTCAATTTATTTATTTTTTACTTTGCAAATAATCTATTGTATGCGTTTACATTTATAGCCAAGTTGATCTTCAATTAAATATAAAACACTTAATAACTGTTCACAAGTATCAAATGATAGATTTGTTAATATCATTTTGCCTTTCTTTTCATGAAAACACGATACTGTTCATGTGCCTTCACTCCTGGAATAATTCCTTGGCTGCTTACACCTATCCATTCACTAGCCCTTAATGGTTCAATGTACTGAGCCTTCGCATCAGTTAAACTGATTTTTAATAAATTGGCTACGGCTGGTGTTGAAAGTCTACCTCGTTCTACTACTTTTTGAATTATTAAGAATTCTTTTTGGTTTAATCCTGTTGCAGGATCAATTGCAAATCGGGATGCTAAAATATTGTTCACATTTTCAGGGGATGCATCTTCAGACTCAGTCTTTAATCCTGATATGACACTTTGTGCTAAACTAAGGGCTGTCCTTGGGACCCCCTTAGATGCCCTCACAATCGATTCTAAGACCTTTTCATCACTAAGACTATATCTTTTATGTATAATAGCTTTAAGCTCTTCTAAAGTGTAATCCTGAAGCTCGACAAATCTACATCTGTTTTTAAATGCTTCAGGTAAGGGGTTCAAAATATTAGTTGCAAAGATAAAACGTACTTGTGGAATAGGTAAATCCATACATAACTCTGTGTCAAAAAATGTCCCCTTATCTATTATTTTATATAGTCCCTCTAAAACCTTAGGTTGAAGAGCGTGTATTTCATCAAAGAACAGGATCTCGCCATCCTCGGATTCTTTTATTGGTTTTAATATTGTGCTTAATCTATCTCCTCTGAATTGGGTGGTGTCAATCGTCCTTGCACCAAGGGTTTCAGCAAATAAGGTCTTGCCAAATCCAGATGAGCCATATATTAACAGTGGCTGCTGTTCATGCAAATACCAGTCGGTTATAGCTAGTTTCGCTTGAGACTGCCCAATTATATCTTTAAATAGTTCACTCATTATCGACCATCTCCTTCACTATTATCTTCGTTAGCATCTGTGATCTCTTGTTCACAAAAGGTAAGTTCATACCACTCTTTCCCTGAAGCACCACAGTTTGGACAGGTCCATGGGTAGTATACAGCATTATCTCCTATCTCTAGTGCATCATAATCTAAATTATATTGTCCACATCTTGGACATTTTCCTTCTTCCATTGTTATTTTCTCCTTTCTATTTTATTTATTTTATTTATTTGCTGAATACACAGTCTGTGAATTGTGCTACATATGACTTGTTCAACTTCCAATTGGATATAAATCTTAATTCACAGCTGGTTTCATATGCAGTTGGTAAGTATTCTATTGGGTATATATCATAACCTGCAACTTTAGCGTCAAGTAAGTCGCTGTTGTCTTCTATTATGTAAATCTTATGGCAGTTGTCATAGGCAAATGCCTTTGCTTTTATTTCTTGTCCGTTAATTTTCATATTCACTTCTCTCCTTTCTATTTTTAATGCCTCGTATTCGCACGAGAATCGATTCTAAGCGATCTTATTGTTCAAGTTATATAAGTTGTTATCCTAATATGATCGTCTTCTCTTTTGGGTTAATTTTTTCGTCAACAAATTCTTCTGTGCACTCATCTACCATTGAGAAACTAAACCAGCAATAATGGAAGCCGTTGCCTTCGTCGTCATCAGATAATAAAATTGAACAGTCTCCGTGTCCTGCTTTAATTTCGTCTTGACAGAATTTTAATAATTGTTTAACTGTCATGGGTCTATTCATTTCAACCACCTCCTTTCATTTATATGAATTATATAACATTTTTAATCTTATGTCAATAGTGTATCAGTATGATTAAATAAAATATCACACGCATCAATCGGATTACTGTTCACTTTTTTGATGATGTGATTTAAAATCTGGACATGTGATAATTGATTACCTGGGTGTAAATTAGCCTGGATGTCGTAAGTGTGTTCAACTATAAACTCATCTGCTAATTTGGAAGAAGATGTGCCCCAGACAAAAGTCTGAGTCGAGATCAGATCAATGAACACAATTATACGCTTCGTTGCGCCTCCATAACCTGTACGTATTGCTATGTTGTATATACAGATGAGGTTTTTCAATTCAATTTTATTGTTTGGTTTGTTCATACTAGTTATTCACCTCCTTCTTCTATTTCTTCATACAAGCCTGCATCAGGGTCGTAAGCGTCTACTTCTACTACAAAGTCTGCTATCTCGTCGGGCATATCGTCTGTGTAGTTCTCAAGTATCTCTATATCAGAATCGTCTTCTCCTAATCGTATGAATTTATATGGTATACCTGATTTTTCTAGATTGTCCAGTCCATGATGGAAATTTTGAACAGATTGATATGAGTCGTACCATTTTATGCCATGAAATGTGATTTTATAAAATCCACTAGGTGTCATTTCGATAGTTGCCATGTCTAAAAACTGTTCATGTGGATCAGGAATTGAGTCATTAAACTGTTTTAAAACTATATAACCCTCAGTTGTGGTCTTTAAGTATACTTTTGAACGGTATCCGCATAATTACATCACCTCCTCATCTATTGCGTCATTCACATGACTGTCGAATATATCCCAGAGGGTTTCATCAGATTGAATCCTGTTCACTATTGATTGAAGCTGGGAATTATTCAAATTTTTTTCTCTTACTTCTGCCATCATTTGTACGTAATCTTCTAAAAACTTTTCCATAAGTATTATTCCTCCTTTTTTTGTTTATTTTTACTTATTTTTATTTATTATTTTATTCGTCTGTTGTACCATATATGATATCAAATGCGTCTTTCTTTTGCTTTGGCTTCTGTTCACTTGCTGAGGATGCTCCTGAAGGTGTGGTGCACGTTGTATTAAGATATTTTAATACCATTTTGTCGTCTCTTAATTTCTGCTCTAATTTATCTAGTTGTGTACGGTCTCCCTTGTAATGAAATATAAGGTAGTAACCCTCTCTACAACCGCCTACGACGTATGCTAATTGTTTTAGTCCTATATTTTCTGCTGTCATGTCTGTTGCATCTAGCATGTTTGTAATTAGATGGGAATAGTGAACAAGAATCTCCTTCACTCTTTTTTCTGGAATTCTACCATCTAAAATTATAATTGTTTCTAAATTTGTCATTGTTTATTTACTCCTTTCTTTTCTCTATTATCGAACAAAGTTTTGTACATAGGCAGAGAGATATACCTATATTAAGTTAGGTATAACTCTGATGCCTACACAATTCCAGTCTGATGTTGTGTGATTATTTTTGTTCTTCAAAAAATTACATATTGCTAAGTAATCTCCTGCTGTTTTGTGGTCTTTTAACCATGTTGCTTTTGGATAAATTTCTGTGCTTGTTATTGGTAATATTACATTTTTAAGCAACACACTTCTTTGTTGTGTAGGTGCTGGTAGTTTTTCTAGTTTGTCAAACTTTAATATAATGTAATTGTCGTCATCTTGCATTACTAATACACCTCTTAACATATCATTCCATACAGGTTGACTAAAACTAAATACCATCTTATGTGTTGTGTTATCTGCGTCATCAATTAGTCGAGCTTCGGCTAGTCCTCTCCAGCCTCTGTTTTTGTTCAATATTAATTTTTCCATATCATTCATTCTCCTTTCTAATTATAATTTGCTAGCCCCAATAGTACGTCCATAGCGTCTATCTTTTTAGTGTCAACTTTTATACTACTGTCGCTAGTAGGTTGTGGTGTAGTATTTTTTGCGGGCTTATGTATCTCAAATGCTTCTGCTTGTAGTACCTTAGCTGTTTCTTCTGTAATTTCTAATGACCATTCATCAGTGATGTTCAATTTTATTCTTCCATCTGAATCGTCACTACTTTCTAGTGTATAACCATCTTTCTTTAGTGCATTAATTATTGGTATAGAAAGTCTACCTAGTTCAAGGCTTGACCCCTTGCCATTGGATAGGGTAACGTTTGCATTGTTACCCTTGCTTTTAGTTAATTTGAATTCCATAATATTTTACCTCCTTTATATACAAATTGTTTGAATGTTTGGGTTTAGTTTTTTGATTTCGTTTGCTGAGTAGCTGTTATCAGTTACGAATACAGTACGTTTTAGTTGCTTTAGCATATCTTCTGCCCAGTCAATTCCTCCACCAAAGTCAGTAATTCCTATTGGTGAATAGCCTTCTTGTTCAGCCTTGAAGCACAACTCAATTGTTCTGTCGCCGTCATCAGAGTATCCATTGTTAGCCAAAACTGGCATAAAATCTTCAAATGTACCTTTGTAATAGTCGCTATTTCTACCTGTTGGGTCTTTTGGTGCTGATTTCTTAGAGTATCCACTAAACCATGTAGTAGGTGTCTTCATAGCTTGTGGTATTGACTTAGATATAATGTCTTTAAACATTCGCATTTCTGCTCCCATAGAGCCACTAGCATCAAAACATAGGGCTAGTCGTGCTCTACCTGGTGTACTACCTTTTAACATTATACCGTGACCAACGTAGATTGGACTAGGCATTGAATAACTTCTTTTTCTGGTAGTAGTCACTAATCCGTTCAATGTTTCTGTAAGTGTAGCTAAGCGGATACGTGTCCTTTTTAGCTCTTCTATTTTATCTTGGTAATAGTCGCCAGTATTTTCTGTTATGAATTCGTCACTATCAATGTCGTCTAATTTTGACCAGTCAGTCTCGTCGTGATGTGACTCTGGTTCACTTGGTTTGCTTTTATCCTTTTCAGGCTTGTCGTCCCCGTCTTTTGTTTCTTCGCTGTCACTTTCTTTAGATGTACCTTTGTCTTTCGCTCTGTCTTCTTTCTCTTGCTTGTACTCGTCTAACATCTCTTCAAGTGTGAATGTTTTGAATGTGTACTTTAAGCTGTTTTGGTCTCTCATTTGGGCTAGGTTTTGTTTAGCTATTTCCACTAACTCAGGAAACATTTTTGATAAGCTGTCGTGCACAAGTATGTCCATTATTATATTGACTTCTTCTTTTGTTACATAAAATTCGTCCATAACTTCTTTGTCTTTTAACTCACGTAAGTATTTGAAAAATCTGTTGTGGTGTCTTAACTCTTTGTGATATCTTTCGTGCCATAATAACCATTTTTTCATTTTTATGGGGTCGTATGCGGGTAGTAACTCGGTTAAGTTATCGTCTGTGTTTATGAATATTCTGTCGCCGTCAGTATAGGCGACAGCTTTACCTATGTCGCATGTGTACGCTTGTTCAAGCATAATAGCTGTCTCAATATCTCTAGGTATTTGGCTTAAAAATACATTTGCCATAATTATTCATCTCCTTTCATAACTCCTGTGATTTCTTCTTTGCTTAAGCCTAGTTCTTCAAACTTGGTTTTCAATTCTTCTTCAGTAGCAACAGTCTCTCCTGCCCATAATACTTCGCCGTCTTCTTTAAATTGTTCATATACTTTTCTTGCATTTTTGATTAGTTCGGCTGGGTCAACACTCTTCACACTCTTTTGAATTTCGTACATTTTTCCCGCTAATGCACTACCTAACTTAGCCTCTAGAAACATTGGGTCATAGTCGTATTGTAATATTTCTAAGGCTAGGTCAATATCTCTTGGGCTGATACTGTTATCTAACATAACCTTAATGAATTTGGCTACTTGTGGTATGTTTTTCCATTTAGCCTTTAAGTATTCTGTGATTTCTTTCTTATTTGGTGTTAACTCAAATACAAAAAATCTATTTAGTAGTGGTGTTGGTAAGTCTGTTAGATATACTGTACCGTCTCTACCGTCTGACAAGTTGCCACAAGCTACGATTTGACATTTGCTTAGTCTGTGTCCTGCCCATCTTCTCATTAGTGGGTTAGGGTGTGTTACCCCATACAAAGTGTTTAATGCGTCTGGGCTACCTTGGTTTATCTCGTCAAAGAATAATATATATCCCTCGCCCTCGCACTCTAAGAAGTCCTTTAATTCTACGTCAAGCATACGTCTGTAATAACCTGTCGTTTCGTCTTTAGTCATTATTACCCCTGGTATACCTGCGATTGCTTCTGGTAGTTGCCCTGCCATATCACAGTATGCTATTTTTAGGTTGTTCTCTTCTGCATACTCTTCTACTGTGGCTGTTTTACCATAGCCACTTGGACCAAATACTAACATATTTTTCTTAGTCTCTAGTCCTCTTTTGAATTGTGTGTTTGTAATTTTTACATATTCTTTCATAATGATTCCTTTCTCTGTACGGTTCGAATTTAGCTATTTAGCTAGTCCGTACTTGTTCATTATACTACGATTTTAATAAAAAGTCAATAGTAGTATCAGTTTTATGACAAATTATTGGTTAGTGCAATTTCACTTGTTTTTATGCACTACAAGGACGCCTTATTGACGTGCCTTTGTGGACTTGTACAAATTATGTTTAATATTATTACATTAGTCAGTTACTTCAAGGAAATACTCTAATGCTTCATCTTTAAGTGTATCGCATGCGTATTGATCGGCTTCTTTCCATAGCTCATCATATACTAACGCTAGTTCATTGTTCTCGGCTTCGTAGTGTTGCCAGATTTTATGGTTTAATGTGATTACTAATGCTGTAAGCATTTTGTAGTCGTTCTTCCATTCTTCAAATGCTCTTTTGAATGTATCTCTAACTGCGTTCACTCCAAAGGCATCTGCTATTGAGAAGTCCATGAAGAATGTGTTTTCTGCCATTTCATTCATTATAATTCACCTCCTTTTTTATTTCGTTTTCTTTCTTCATATCGTTTTACCTCCAATTTATTTATATTGGGGACTATTATATACCCGCCCCCTTTAAGGGTATAATTATAGGGGTATCCCTATGGGACGCCCTCTTACTTTGTTTGACTTGCTAGCATTCTTTTTAGTTTGCTACAACTCATTTGCACTATTTCATTTGTTATTGTATTAGCTTGTGTTTGTGCTTGTTTCATTGGTATTAATGTAATTGTGTAATTTTCTTTAGTTGTTGAAATTATGTCATTTGCATATTTCTTTGCAAGTGCATTTTTAGCATTGTTTAATTCTGTTGTATATACTTGTGGATAAGTTTTAGTTGTATTGTTACCTCTTTTGATGTCTATGTATTTGTTTACTATTTCATTGTCATTCATTTCTCTTATGTCTGTTTTTGCAATTTCGATGTCGTCTTTTAATTGCTCAAATAGTGCTACTTTGTTAGCTAACTCTTGCCATTGCTTTTCTGTGTATTTCATATCATATCACCTCACTTTCTTTTAATAATTGAATATGTTGCTTATACAACGTCGCTATGTCTATGTCGCCATTCCATTGCAATGGTACATTTTCGAACTCATATTTGTAGTCTTTTGTATCAATTGTAATTGTGTTGTGTGTTGTGTCATACTTTACTTTTGCTAGTCCAATACAAGTTTTGTCTTGCCATAATAAGTTTAGTAAGTGCATTGTTGCGTGCATACCTATTGCATTTAATTTGACACAATGATCTGTTTTTGAATAACCTTTTAGTCTAATAATTTCATTCATTTTTTACACCTCCAATATATTTGATTTGCGTTTGGACTCATATAGCGATATATGGCATATAGCATTACTACATAATACGCTAATAATATAGTTTTATAGTCGTAGTTATACTATAATACCAGAATATCAATATGCTTTGTCCTTGTCGCTTTGCTTATATTATAACATAATATAAGTAACTTGTCAAGTGTGTATCATATATCAACCATACTACATCTAGTAAACCCTCAAACCCAGACCTAGTATATCTTTGCAGGCACGGAAATACAGTGGCAACTCACAAAACATATATCCAAACGAATATATTATGTAAACCTAAATCCAAAAAAGACAACGAAGTTGTACTCCACTTGCAATAAAAAAATAAAAATATTATAATATCAAATGAACAGGAGGTAGTATATTTTATGATAAAACTTACTAAAAATATCAAAGATGAGTATACAAACGGCAAAATACAAGATTTATTTTCAGAAGTAGATGCAGTTTTACAAAAAAGACAATCTATTCAAGAAAGGTATCTTCGTGGTATAACGTCTACCGCCTCAGGTTCTGAAGGGGACGTACAAATATTTTTTGAAAAATTCATAACAGACTTAGCCGCAGGCTATTTATCTGGAGATATAACTTATACAGCTGAGATAGTTGACCAATCAGAAGAACCAGCATATCGCCTTCTACATCCTTCTCATACACAACCTCTCGATCCAGATACCGCAGCTCAATTGAAGTTCATAATAACTACGCTTTCAAGTAAAAATGATGACAAAACAGTACTAAAAGCATTATTTCATGACGCAGTTTTATTTGGAGCAGCATACGAGAGACAGCTAGATTTAGTGAGTACGGCGTTTACTGATGAAACTGGTGACACTATGAACGACCCGAATTACACATATTATCCTTTATCTGCACTAAATACGGTAGCACTATTCTCAACAGACCTTAGTGATGCACAGCAACAGAATGCAGTAGCCCTTATTACAGTGTATACACTAGACGCACGTAATAGTGAAGACAACCAGGAACACACCTTATATTATTGTATTGAATGTAACCCATATACTAACTTCTACGGCACATCTATTTATGATAAAACTACAAGTGAAGACGCTACATCTCAATACAAAACGGTCATCACATTGAAAGACGAAAAACCAGCTACGCATAACATACCTACGTTTGCAGTATATGAGCCAGACCCACAGATAAGCATTATAGATCCAATAATAAATTTAGTGTCAAATTATGAAGAGATAATGAACAACTTAAATAATTTATATCACTACAATGATGCAGACGCGAAGTTACAAATATCTGGCTATAGACCTGAGAACCCACTAACAATACCTAATCCAGACTTTGATCCAGAAAAACCTATTTCCGCTAATAATCCAGAGAAGATAATAAATCCAGCGCGTGAGCTAGAAGACGAGCACTTATTGAATTCAAAGACCTTCTTCGTACAAGAGGGGGGAGACGTTAAATGGCTATTGAAAGAGGTACATGCAGAGGACGCGACCAAATACCTTAAATATTATGTAGACTCTATATTTCAGATCTCTGGTATACCTAATACCAGCGACGCAGCCTTCAACTCAGGTGATATGAATGCAAGCGCTATAGACCGTAAATTCTACACTATGGCCTTAATGCTAGACGATGTAAAACAGGGCGTTACAACTCTAATAAAACATAGATGGGCGAACTTTTTCCAACGTATTAACTTACTTTCAACCACGTACTATAATATAGATGACATAGACATTGAAATAGGTACAAACCTACCTAGTATGACAGATGAAAACATAAATCAGCAACTAGCTCTAAACGGTATACTATCACAAAAAACGCTGTTATCTAACCTTGGCTATGATTACGCTACAGAGAAGAAGAACAAAGAAGAAGAAGTACCTTATGATACTGTTGCACCAGATACAGCCTACGTATCACCTAATGATGTAACAACTACTACTGCTGCGGCAGCGGAGAAGAAAACATCTACGACCTCTACTACAGCGTCTCAAACCAACAATCAGATTGAAGCGAAGACACAGAATAAGCCCGCTACAATACCAGATAGAACTAAAAACATAAAAAAGACTCAGACTAGAGAGGGTAGACCTAATAAATAAAATAATAAAATAATAAAATACTTAATCAGTTATAACACTTGAGTTAAGCAGCCGTCACAATCGCCTGTTACTTAGCTTAAGTGATAACATATATAAAATATATAATAACCAAATAGGAGGATTTAAAATGGACGAAACAATGATTAACCAACAAGCACAAGACGCTACAGCGTCAGCAGCATCAGCACAAGGAGGTGCTACAGCTACAACTACTACATCGCTAGAAAAACCAACTGTGTCAGAGACACAAAACTTAGACGTGTTATTACAAGACCCTAAACTACAAGCTGAGTTTGACAAAAAATTAGAAAAAGCGATAACAAAAGCTATAAAAGCTAAAGAACAAGAGCATCAAAAAAGAGAAGCCACACTTCAAGCAAGCATCAGCGCAGAGAAAGAAAAAATGCGTGAAAATATATTAGAAGAGATTGAACAAAAAAAGAAAGAAGCCGAAGAGATGGCTAAAATGACAGTAGAAGAAAGATACAAAAAACAACTAGACCAACAAGACTTAAAAATAGCAGAGTATGAAAAAGAGCTATCTACAATCAGAAGAAGAGACAAGATAACAGCTCTTGTAAACGAAAAGGGCTACGACCCACGTCTACTATCACTTCTAAGAGCAGAAGACGTATCTTCTGATGAAGAGATTGAAGATTATGTTGACAAGAGAAATCAAATATTCTTAGAGGCTACAAATGCTAGAGTACAAACACTTCTAAAAGACCACCCAGACGTGCTACTAGGCGACTCTAAAAAGAAAAAAGCTGAACCAGAGTTTAACTTTAACTTTTCTACTAAAAAATAAAAAATAAAAAATAAATTAAAATAAAAGGGGTAAAATAAAATGGATAAAAAAATAAAATGTCAAGATTGTGGAGAGGTGTTTGACTTTACAGAAAAAGAACAAAAATTTTATGAAGAAAAAGGCTTTTTTCCGCCAAAAAGATGCAAATCTTGCAGAGATGCAAGAAAAAATCAAATAGAAAGGAGTAAGTAAAATGGCTAGTAAGAAAAAATCAGAAGAAATAATTGAGAAAGAACCAGTTATAGTGGAAGAACAAGATATATTATCTGAAAAAGAGGTAGAAAAATTAAAACCAGAAGAAGTTATAGAGGTGAAGGCACCAGAGGTTAAAATAAAATCTGAAAAAGCACCTAAATATGCTGTAGGTTCAATCGTGTTCGTAGCTAAAGATGCAGAGGCTGACTTAAATGGGTTCAAATTATTCCCTCAATACAAGAAATATACATACACAGTTGAAGCGTATGACGAGAAAACAAAAGTATATTCACTAAGAAGACTAAACTTATCACTTAGTTTGAAAGAGGCTGACATAGTTGGGCCTAGTGAACGTGCACATGATCCACTAAATAGAAGACAGTTTTAATTTTATGAAAATATAAAAATAGGAGGTAAAAATTATGAATGAATTCGTTAGCATTGAGATTTTAGGTACAATTGCTGGCTGTAGTGCTGTGATTACTCTACTTACACAAGTATTTAAAAAATATTTACCAGAGAAATTAGATACTAAATGGCTTGCGCTAGCATTTTCTATCATCATTGGAATACTACGTATCATTTACGTAGGACAGTACGACTTTGCAGGTATTGTATCAGGTGTGATCAATGTATTTATATTATTAAGTATCTCAGTTGGTATTTATGAAATTGGTGATACAACTGTAAGTAAAATAAAAAACTTACTTGGTAAGACAAAGGAGGAGAAATAAATGGCTAAACGTGGAATAGATATATCAGAGCATCAAGGAAATATCAATTTATCTGCTCTCAAAGATCAAATTGACTTTGTCATTATAAGAGTAGGATATGGCGTAAACGGCTCAATAGATAGTAAGTTCGTTAGAAATGCTGATTTATGCAAAGAATTAGGTATTCCTATGGGCTTTTATTGGTACTCTTATGCACTTAACACAAACGGTGCAGAAGCAGAAGCACACGCTTTTTTAGAGGCAATTAAGCCATATGTACCAGAATACGGTTGTTGGTTTGATATGGAAGATGCGGATGGATACAAAAAGAAAAATGGTATGCCTTCAAATAGTATGTTACAAGATATGTGTTACAGATGGTGTGAAACTGTTGAAAACGCAGGCTATTATGCAGGTGTATATGCATCTGAAAGCTGGTTAAAGCATCAACTATCAGGAGATAAACTTGCGCGATTTGATAAATGGACTGCTCAATGGCCTACAACTAATAGTGGTAAACAAAGAGGTCTAGCTACAAGCGCAGACTCAAGAGATGACGTATCATTGTGGCAATTTACTTCAGCAGGACGCTTTACTGGCTATAATGGTAATCTTGATACAAATTATGCATACAAAGTATTTCCAAATCCAGGTACTGTAAGTCCTATGCCAGAACCAGCACCTGATCCAGAACCTACTCCTGCACCTATACCAGTCCAAAAATTCAATATTGGAGATAGAGTTGTAATAAATGGTGACTTATATACGAATGCTAATGCTAAAACAGCAGCAGGCAGCATATCTAATAAAACTACTAATATTACTAGATATGTAGCGGGAGCAGCTCATCCATATAATACAACTGGTGACTTAGGTTGGATGAACGAAAGCGATATAAAATTAGCAGAAAGTAAACCAGTAGCACCTATCACAAAAGGCTGTAAAGTTAAATTTACAGGAACAAAATCTTATTCTGGTATAACACTTGCAGGATGGACACATAATAGTATATTTGACGTTATTGAAGTGTCAGGAGATAGAGTAGTAATAGGTAAAGGTACCGCAGTTACCGCAGCTGTTAACATGAAAGACTGTGTAAAGATTTAGTTTAAAAGGCGGAAGTAGCTTATCCGCCTTTTTAAGTTATAATAAAATAATAAAATAGGAGGATTGAACTATGGCTAAATTCAGAATGAAACCGATGATAGTAGAAGCTATCACGTTTGATGAATTGATAAAATATGGCCTAACTAAGACTACAAATGTATATAATAATATGCCTTGGTCATTTGATTACGAAGGTATTTCTGTCACGCACGAGACAGATGATTGTTATATTATAGGAGGCACTGCTAGATTTACTAAAAATGATCTTTTAGTTGTAAAAGATGGTGAAATCTCAATTGTAGAGAGAGACGCATTTGATTTGATAACTGAGTCATTGGAGGATTAAAAATGAAACTAAATTGGCGTTGGTTTTTAGGAGGGCAAAAAATGTTTTGGATGGGAATTATATTATTTATCGTACTCGTAGTAGCGTTCACTTTTACTTATATCGTAGATCCTACAGAAAGAGTATACATGAGGAAAGAAAATGTCGATGAAAACTCTATTAAATTCATCTCAGAGAGTTATATAAATTCTCGTAATATTACAATTGACAAACCAATTGAATATAGATTTGTCCATTATTTTTGTAATGAGAATAAATCAGAGAACGATGAAGTGTTATTAGGCACTTTTCATGAATGGAATGGTACTTATTATATAAATATTTCTGTTGACTTATACAACGCTCCTGCATTAATTCGTACTGTGATTCATGAGACTAGACACATGCTAGTTGAATACTTAAAAGATCAAAAAATTATAGATTTAACGGATTACACGGAAGAAATCGCAGAAGGAAGCAATGAACAGTGTAATAATATGTTCACTTGCGGCATAAATTTATTAAGGTCATCTCAGAAAAAATAATTTATGGATAATACATGTGATTGCATCTGGAAAAATAAAAAGTTTCCAGAAGAATGCTTAAATAAAAACATAAAAATGAAAAATGCCACTGTGATTTAGAACCCTGTCCGTTATATGAAAAGAAAAATATGAAATGGAGAATAAAGAAATGGCTAAATTTGAAAAAGTAAAAAGAATTGAAGAAGATATAAAATTACCAGAAAGATCAACTGCACATAGTGCTGGATATGACTTTTATGCAATAGAAAATACTCACGTATTTAGTAGAGGAGTAACTTATGTGAAAACAGGTGTGAAAGCAAAATTAGATAATGATGAATTTTTGATGCTTTGTAATAGAAGCTCAAATCCAGGTAAAAAAGAACTAGTTTTGATAAATGGTGTAGGTATTATAGATGCTGATTATTATGGAAATCCAGATAATGATGGAGAAATTGCATTTGCTTTTCAAAGCCTAAATGAATCAGGCTCATTCATTAAAAAAGGTGATAAAATTGGGCAAGGCATAATAATGAAATATGGTGTTACAGAAGACGATAATGCTTCTGGCACAAGAGACGGAGGCTTCGGAAGTACTGGAGAGTAAAAAAGTTGTACTCCATTTGAAAATAATAATGAAATGAAGTATACTATTATCATAGGAAGGTTGCAATTGACTAATTGTATATAGTTATCACTTAAAATTGGTGTAACATAACTGTGTTTAGCGTCAATTGAACTGTGATAATATTTTAGATTAGTCGGATTGTTTGAACGAAAGTAAAACAATCCGTTTTATTTTAAGGAGGCGAGCAGTATGCTTACAACAGAAATAACATTTGAGAAAATCGTAGAAAAAACAAAACGCATGCTAGGAAAAAATTATCGTGGGGACAAAGAAATGGTGCCTGCATACTCAGCTATTGCACCGATTGATGGTCATACAGATGCATTTTTAACCGTGTCTAATGCTAAATTCACAGATGAGGAAATAAAATTAGTTAATGAAAAAACAAAAAATTATGCCTGGTGGGTAGCTAATCATGGCTATTTAGTAGATCAAACAAAAAAAGAAATATCTGCTTTATTTATATATGGCTCTGAGGTAGGAAGTGTTACTCCTGATGTATTAAATTTTAATGGATCAATTAGTAACAGTTTTTATAATCCAATAAACAGAACAGATACGAGAGGTGGTGTCAATAATTCATCAAACCACGTATATGTTCAGTTTTTATTGGATGGGGAAATTCAAAAATATGAAACTGATATGAATGGAGTAAATAATGGCAAGATAGAAATAAATGATACTGTATATGAATTTTATGCTGGTCGTGCCTATCCAGAGGATAAAGTTATAGTAGACAACACTGTGACTTATCCTATATATTTAGTTTCTAATTTGTTATATTATAATATTCCTGCGATTAGTGAAGAAGGTATTAATTTAGGAGGAGAGCATAATTTTAATTTCATTGAGAAAAATAATTTAGAAATCTTAGAAGATGTATGCGATATGGTCGTAAATGAGGCTGCACAATGGACTAATAGATTACCTAATATTAGTTTAATGAAAGATTGCTGGCCTGTAATAATAAAATGTGCTTGTATGGCATATTTGAATAGAGGTGCAGAAGGTCTAGGATCTCAATCTGAATTAGGACAACAAAACGTATATAATGACTGGGTTGCGTTAATGCATAAGCAGATTACTAATAGACGCTACGTATTATAAAATTGTTTGGAGGTGATGAAAATGGAGCCGTTACTGCAAAAGTACGCCAAATATTTTTATATAACCTTAATATGTGTTATATCTCTGCAATTGCTAACTATGACCATTAAAACTCTTTGTGGAGAGATGCAAGTAGAGTTATGTGCGCAAGTGTTTTTATATATTTTAAATTTAATACTAGTATGTAGTAATATGAAAAATAGTATAAAGCAGCAGTTCGTGGAGTGTAAGGCAAACGCAAAGATTCTACGATTTACATTAGCATTATTACTTACGCTTCAAGCTGTGATATGTTTTAAGACCAATCCTGACTGGGTTATTTTGGGGAATCATATCCTGATGGTGGTTATTATTGAGATCGTATTGAATTATAGAATTAGAAGTATAGAATATTTGGAAAAATTAGTAGATCAATTTGCTTCTGATAAATCGAATAAGAAAGGGGATTAAGCCGATGCAAGGTGTGGATATAGCAAACATGATAACAGTCGTAGTCGCTTTGTTTGGTGGAGGTGTTGTAGGGGTTGTTATAAAAGCACTTACAGAAAAGCGAAAAATAAATGCAGAGGCCAACAATACTAATATAAAAAGTTTACTAGAAATAGACCAACGAATGAATGAACGTATGGCGAAACTAGAAGAACGAGTTGCAAACTTAGAACAAGAAAATTATAAATTAAAATCAGACAAACTTGTGCTAGAAAAAGAAACACAGCGTTTAAAAACATTGCTTACAGAATTAGAAGCCGAAAAAAAAGAGCTTTACAATGAAAATTGTTCACTGAAGCTAGAAATAGAAGTATTAAAAGAAAGTATAAAGGAGGAAAATGTAAATAGCAAATAGTTTAGACAATATACCAGCAATTCCAAATAAGTTATTACAACGAGATGGAAGCGTTACTGACTTTGCTGGTCAAACAAGTGCGAATCCAGTGATGGAATACACAAATAGACCTGCATTACCAAACAAATTCTTGAATCCAGATGGTAGCTATTCAACATTTGATGAATTATTAGGTAAAATAGTAGATACTAATATTTTTATTGTAGTGGATACATTACCTAAAATAGGTAAGAGTAACAAAATTTACTTAGTACCAAATAATACTGGATCATTTGATGAATATTTTTGGAATAGCAAAAATCAATGGGATAAGATAGGTGCATTAAATGTTCCTATGCAATCATTTGAAAACTATCCTTCATTAGTAACAAATAAGACTACTGATGAGTTCTTTGAAAGTGTAAAAGCATTAAACCTACCTACTGGTACATTGCTACTAGGTGGAACTACACTCACAGATATAAATGATGTTGCACCAGGTATGGGTAATGAGGAAATGAAAGTAGAAATCTATCCTAACAATATTATTAGAGGTATTATGACATCTACAAACATTTCGCCTTACGAATGGACTATTCAATGGGGTCAATCAAATGCTAAATGGATACCTTCAGTGATTTCGAGTGGAACAGAAGCTCAAAAAATAAGCACTGATATAGTAGTAGATAATGGAAAATCTATTGCTGTAGCAAGTGAAGATGGTAGCTCTTCTTCTGCATTATCTGCAAATACAGACGGCACGATAACTGCTACTGTAAAAGTTGGAGAAGAAACTACAACTGAACAAGTAGCTTATGTAAGTGACATAGATAAAAAAGTAACAAATGTATTAGGAGGAAATTATTAATGGAACAGTGGAAAGTAATTAAAGATTTTCCAAAATATGCAATTTCTAACTATGGAAATATTAAATCTTTATATTGGCAGAATAATGTAAATGGAAAGTTATATCCCAGAGAAAAATTATTAACACCAATAAAGAAAAAGAATGGATATTTAAAAGTTAATTTACATAACGATGAGTATAAAGGTAGAGGTAAAGGATGCGAATGCCTTATTCATAGATTAGTAGCAGAAGCATTTTTAGAAAATCCAAAAAACTTATCAGAAATTAATCATAAGGATGGGAATAAAGAAAATAACAAAGTAAGCAATTTAGAATGGTGCACAAGGCGCGAAAATGTTTTACATTCTTATAAACTAGACTTGAGAAAATCAATACAAGAATATATTAAAATAAAAAAAATGAAAGAGGTGAATATTAATGGCTGATACAAGCAATTTAACACAGTTTTTAACTGATGTAGCTGGTGCAATTAAGGAAAAGACTGGTAAAACAGACAAAATACCTGCTGCGAATTTTGATACAGAGATTAAAGCGATTGAAACAGGGATAGATACGTCAGATGCAACAGCAAAAGCTACTGATATATTTGCACCAAAAACAGCATATGTCAATGGTGAAAAAGTAACAGGTACTATTCAAACACAAGTTGAAATGGTTGACGTACCAGCAGGAACATTAGAAACCAGAAGAATAACATCAAAAGGTGCGAATTATCAATATTTAGCTGTTTCACCTAATGGAGATGTTGCAGTTACTCATTATAATAATACATCAAGAACAGATTGGTTACAGCTTTATATGTGGACAGGAACAGAATACGAATATAAAGGTTCTATAGATAATACTATATATTATATTCAACGGTCAAGGTTTTGTTACTGATTTTGGGTTTATGGGAAATGAGAACGAATGCTTTATTTTCGTACCATTTAATGATAACAGTTATCCGCCATTTATGAAAGTTTATAATAAAGTAAGTAATACTTTTCGTGAGTTTACGGATTGGTCTGGTACAACACCTCGTAGCTGCGTACAACCTATTTATAACAGCGGAGTTACACCTGTAATTGCTTTTGTACGTGGCAGCACTTCTTATTGTTTTGCTGTACCAGATAATGGAGTTTATAAAGTGACAGAATATACTGGCCCAAATTATTATTCTACTTCAGGATTGTATAGTTACAGCTCATATGGTGATTTATTACCTATTAATGATAAATTGTTGCTCAGAGAAGCGATAGGCACAGTATCAAAAGACGAAGATAAATCGCATAGATATGTAAATGTATATATTCGTTCGGGCAATACGTTTTCTTTAGCTCAGTCATTAGTTTATGAATTTACACCAAATTACAATATGAGTTATACAATCGAAAATAATGAAGTCAAAAAACTAAGTTTTAATTATATAGATGGTTCTTATTCTACACAATCTTTAGATACTCCTATTATACTGGAGTTTGATGATGTAGCATGGATTACAAATGATGTGATTATAGGCACACGTTTAGTGGATAATAATCGTAGTACAATTGTTTACAAGATAGACTTTACAAATTATACATTAAATAAACTTTGTGATATATCTAATTATTTACCTTTTTGGTCTAGTCCTAATTGTGTTTTTTGGAATTTTGATGATAAACCTATGGCTACATTCGCAGACAAAGTTTCAAATACGTCTTATATAATATATAAATACATTTGGGAAGCTACACAAGAAGATAAAGTCACAAGCATTATAAGAGGAAGTACTACATTCTCTAACGTAAGTGACGGAGATATAACAGCAGATGATGTAGTAAAAGGTAAAACTGGCTATGGACTAAATGGAAAAGTTTATGGAAATCTAGAAGTAGGCTTAACTAAAGCAGAATATGAAGAAGCTCTAGCAACGGCGTTACTGATAAAACCTGATGAAAAAGGAACTGACATTAGAGATGATGAAATGACGCCTTAATTATAAATCAAAATAGAAGGAGGTTAAAATGACAAATACATTACAAAAAAAATTAAATGAAATCTTAACAGATAAAAACACAAATTTATTACCTGAAAACTTGAAAAAAGGTATCAGATGTTTAGGTGTGGATGGTACTTTAGAGGCTAGTACCTCTTCAGGAGGAGTTAAACAATTTAATACTGTGGAAGAAATGAATGCTTCTACTGGTAATAAAGACGGAGATTTAGCAGTTGTTTATAGAAATGAAATGAAACCTGTTTCAAATGGAGATACTATTACTAGTATGACCTTTCCTAAAACAGTTGTATTTACTGAAGCTATAACTTCTAATTATAATGGTAGACTAAGAAATAGTAGTGAACCAATAATTTATTTAGATATACAATTAAATGCTTCTAACTTTACGATAATGGACATGTATGGTACAATACCTGGAATAGAATATTCTAGTACAGATGGAATTACTTATACAAGAACCGATAGTAATGAAGATACTTATGAAATTGGAGAAACTACTGTAAGAGGTTTAGATGAACATATTTGTAAATTTATACAAATTGGTGGAAATGTATTTGAAGGACTATATGAATATGATATAAAAACTTCCAAATATGCGTTTACTATTGATGGTAATACATTTTTTCTACCAGAAGATTTTGTAAGTAAATATTCAGACTCATCATATGACGATGGACTTGGTGCTAGACCTTTTTATGATTATGGAGGAGCTGTAATTGAGATTTTAGAATATGACGAACATAACATTATTACTAATTTTAACTGGTATCAATCTGGAGGTGGAGACCAGCTTAGGCAATTACAAAAAGATGGAAAAATGTATTTTGCAGCAGATACTTATGGCGATTTATCTATTAGACATTATAATAATGGTACAATGACTGGTAATAATTATGGTAGTAATCCTAGTGATAATTATTTAGATTGGAACCCTTCTCCTGGTTATGAACTACTATGTAATTCTGGTTCTGGAAAATTTAGAGCAATTAAAGAAATTACATCTAATACTAAATTAGGTTTATTTGAAACTCATGCTAATTCTTACTGGAATGATATTAAGTATGTTTATTCGGTAGACAATAATGTGGCATCTATAACTACAACGCCATCATACATTTCAAATACTCACGATATAGCTGCATATAACATAGCTAAAACTCAATTAACTACTCTCGCAGACGATGTTTATCTGACTGATTTTTATGGTAAAAATGGAATAGAAACAGGTACATTAACTAAAAACATATCTTACTCTTTTGCAGACATCAACGCTGAAGTATATGATAAAATTCAAAAGGCGTATGCAGCAATGGAACCTAAAATATTAACAGACACAGATAAAACTGTAGATAATAATATATACTTTATTCCTGTTAATGCACAAGGAGAGCCGTTGTGGGACACAAGTGCGGTAACTAATATGAATGGTATGTTTTCTAGCTGTACTAACTTAAAAGAAATACCTTTGCTAAATACTTCGAATGTTACTAGTATGTATGACACATTTTCTGACTGTACTAATTTAACAACTATACCTTTACTGGATACATCAAAGGTTACTAATATGGATAGTATGTTTAGTATGTGTCAAAGTTTAGTAACGATTCCTTTACTAGATACGTCAAATGTTACTCATTTTGAGCGGCACATTTCGAGGATGCAGTAATCTTACAACTATACCAGAACTTGGCATAGGCAACGCAATTAATACAAAGCAGATGTTTAGTATGTGCGGAAATCTTACAACTATACCAGCATTGAATACCGCGCAAGTAAGGAACGCTGAGATGATGTTTAGTGGTTGCTCTAATTTAACAGAGATACCAGTATTAGATATGAGTCAATTGGAGTCCAATGAAGGTATGTTCTCAAGTTGTCGTAACCTATCAGATAATAGTTTAAACAATATTTTAGCAATATGTACTAATGCTACAAAAATTATAAGTGGAAGGAATAAACTAAAATACATAGGTTTAACTGAAGAACAAGCTAACAGATGTAAAACACTTTCGAATTATTCTGCATTTACAGCAGCAGGATGGACAACTGGGTATTAAAACCTAGTTGAGTTAATAGGAGGATTGAAATGAATATTTTAGAAATTTTATTAGGTCAAGTACCAGAAGCAGTGTTTTTCGCATTGTTTCTGATACTAACCAAACAATTAAAAGAAAACGAATCTTATTCATAACAATTATGATTGTGGAATATGTTTTACTTTTAAATATATTTCCTTATAACTGGTATTTTCATATTAGTTTGACTTTATCAACCTTTTTAACTTTAAAGGTTTTATACCATGAAAAATCACAAGTTACAGATATTTTCATTTTGCTTATTGGATATATTGTATTGACTATAACATCTGCGCTTTGCTTTGTACTCTGTCAAGGAGCAACTGTTATAGCGACAATATTGAATAGAGTCATTATATTTGGTTTATTATTCTGCTTTAGAAATAAACTTTATAATATACAAAAATTATATAAGAATTTCTGGAATAGAAGTGATAAACCAAAAGCAATAAAATCTACTACATTCAGAAGTATAAATATTGTTGTTTTTAATATAATGTTTGTTATTTTTAATGTAAGTATGATTTACGCTCTATATCTAATTAAGACAGGAGGTGGATGAGATGCCTTGGAACAGCTTTTTCTGGTTATTTGATGTTGAAGAAGAAGAATAGATATGAAACTAAATAAAATATTAGTTCAATCTATCATCTTTAACTTGGCTGAGACAGCCCTGATCTTATTATCGGGGCTTGCTTTTCATTTAGAGTTAAAGTATATTATAATTGTTATGTTAGTATTTATGATAAGTCGTAGTTGCTTTGGGAAACCATTACATTTTAAGACTTGGTATAGGTGCTTAATTTGGAGCTTATTGATACTATTAAGTCTATTCGTTATACTTAAAGTTGATTTAGTTATATCAATTTTATTCTCTATTTTTAGCGCATTTATAATGACAGGTAGATCTAGTATCGAAGATATTTACCTTTGGAATAAAAAAGATGAACCAAGTAAGTACCAAGACATTATCAATTTTATAAAGTACAATTCGTTAGATGATAGATTATTAGAATTTGAAAAGAAATTACAAGCAACTAATTCATTAGAGTATTTAATATATAAATACAGATTCAAGGATAACAAGACTTTTTCTGAAATAGGAGAGTTACTTGATTTGGATAATCCTAGAATTGTAGAGAATTAGATAAGATCGCTTTTGCTATCAGACTTTACTGTGGCATATAAAAAAGAGACAATTATATAGGTCTCTTTTTTTTGTGCTAGTCAGACTGACAATAAAAAATTAGGTTCTATATAATTAATATAGAAAAAGGAGGTAAACATTATGTTTAATTATAATCCCTATATCCCTAGATATGTACAACCCCAAATGCAGCCACAGATGCAACCCCAAATGCAATCTATGTATGGCGGCGCCCCATTACAGCAAGGTCTACAAGGTAAATCAGTAGACAGTTTAGAAGTAATCAAAGCAATGGACATTCCTTTAGATGGAAGTGTTAGTTACTTTCCATTAGTAGATGGCTCTGCTATTGTAACAAAACAGTTACAGCAAGATGGTACTTCTAAAATAGTTGTATACAAACCTATCGAAAATGAGTCAGCAGAACAAGACTCACCTAACTATGTAACAAAAGAGCAATTTGATGAAGCAATGAAAAAACTAGATACCAACAAAGATATAAAAGACTTAAAAGATGATATGAAAGCAATGAAACGTCAAATAAGATACCTTACAGATGATTTAAAAGAGGATTTGAAAAGTAAGGAGGACTAGTTATGAATCCGATGATGTTATTACAAAATTTCATTAAGCGAGGATTATCGCCTCAACAGGTACTTTCTCAAATAGGAGCAAATAATCCTATGATAACAAACTTAATGAACATGATAAATAATGGAGATACTAAAGGCGTCGAAACCTTTGCTAGAAATATGTTCAAAGAACGTGGTAGAGATTTCGATAAAGAATTCGCAGAATTTAGGAGCAACTTTAAACAATAGTTAAAAATTTCTTGCAAGAATTTTTATAGAAATCTTTAAAGAAGGAGGAACAATTATGAATTATGGTGAAGGAGGACTTTCAGCATCAGATGTAGCATTACTATCAGGTAGAAACAATGACAACTCTGGATTCGGAGATGGAAATGGCGCTTGGTGGATTGTGATTTTCTTAATCTTTGCTATGTTTGGCTGGGGTAGAAACGGAAATGGATTTGGAGGAGGCTTTTCTGGAGCAGCTGATAACTATGTATTAGCTAGCGATTTTGCAACACTTCAAAGACAAATAGACAGTTCTACTGCTACACTAGAAAGAAAAGCAGATGCAACACAACAAGGAATATGCGATGGCTTTTATGCTATGAATACTGGAATACTAAATGGCTTTGGAAATGTGCAACAATCACTATGTCAAGGCTTCAGTGGAGTAAACAACAGCATTATGACTAATGGTTATGAAACCAGATTAGGTATACAAAATCTAGGTTCACAATTAGCAAGTTGCTGCTGCGACATAAGAGAAGGTATTCAAGGTGTCAACTATAATATGGCACAAAATACTTGCTCATTACAAAATACAATGAATATGAACACTAGAGACGTTGTTGATACAGTAAATGCAAGTTATAGAGCCCTACACGAAGAAATAGTTGCTAACAAATTAGAAGCTAAAAATGACAGAATTGCAGAACAACAAAATGAAATTAACGCTTTGAGGTTAGCTGCTAGTCAAGAAAAACAAAACAATTATCTTGTGAATGAATTAAAACCTTGCCCAATTCCTGCATATATCACTTGCAACCCATATCAATCATACAATTATACAGGGTGCAATGGCGGATGCAATTGCGGTAGCTTTTAATTAATAGATAATTTTTCCACTTTTGAAATAAAGTGTGATTTCTAGAGATAGTGTCGCACTATCTCTATTTTTTATTATAGGAGGTATACTTATATGTCACAATGTATTAAAAATTGTTCATTATGTAATAAATTGGTTCTTTCTCAAGGAATAACCTTTGCAAACAATACATTGGTTGTGAATTTACCAGCGAATGCGTATGGAAATGGACAAAAATATTGTATCGTTTTAGCACAGTCAATACCTGATACAACAGTTATAAATGCTCCAGTTGTTTTCACAATTGGAACTGATACAACTACCACATATCCATTTGTAAACTGCGATTGCACACCAGTGTACGCTTCACAAGTTAGAACCAGACGAGTATATTCTACTAGAGTTAATACCGCAGTAGGAACAGGAGTATTCAAATATATTGGAAAATGTTGTTTACCAAGTAATGCGACAACTGTAAACCAAAGTATTCCTACGAGTGCTACTTAGGAGGTGTTGGCGATGGAGAATGAAGAAAACCAAGAACAACAATGTGAAGAAGTTGACGTGATTTCAAAGATCGAAGAACTTGTAGATTGTGAATTAAAGCAATTATCACAAGGAGAGGTGCAACCTGGTAACATTGACTATTTTGGTAAACTAATTGATATCCACAAGGATATTGAAAATGAGCGTTATTGGAACGCAAAGAAGGAGGTATATAAAATGAGATACAATGATTACGAAGGCGAATACGGTAACTATGAAGGAGATTATTCAGATAGTTATGGTAGAAGGGGCGTACCTGGTACAGGTAGAGGACGTAGATACAGAGGACCAGAAGAAATGATCGAAAGAATGCATGAACACTATGGTGATTACTCAGAAAGTAGAAATGCTTATAGCAGAGGAAACTATGGTGCAAAAGGCGAAACTATAAAAAGTTTAGACTATATGCTTAAATCTGTAGTTCAATTCATGAAAATGTTAGAAGAAGATGCTAATTCAGAAGAAGAATCACAATTGATTAAAAAGTATGCAAGAAAGATTAGTGAAATGTAATGTATAAATATTATAACGCTAATATCAATAACAATTTTGTGAACGACTGCGTGATAAGAGCAATTTCATTAGCAGAAGATAAATCTTGGAGTGATACATATGACGAATTAAGTAGAATTGCAAAAAGAAATGGAATCTTGCTTGATGATGTTAATTTTGTAGAACCCCTATTAGATTATCGTTACTTTAGAGTGAAGCTTGAACCAGGTGAGACTGTTGGTGATTTTGTCAATAAACATATAACGGGCACATATCTTATTACAATGCCAGGTCATATTACTGTAGCCAAAGATGGAGTGATTTATGATACTTTTGATTGTAGAGATCGAATGCTATTATATGTTTGGAAAGTAAAAAGTTAATAATTTTGTTAAACCCTCTTGACATATCTGTTCATTTATATTATTATATAGGTGTAAATATTAGAAATAGATATGTCCTGGGGGCATACGAAATTGGTTAAAACAAATTCTATCCAAGTTCGTAGCAAATGGGATGGGTTATATTTCTACACAATGTAACAGTTATGTAGTGTACCCATTCGGTTGCTACGAACTTGTTTTAATTTAAAAAAATATTTTAAAGGAGGAACAAATTATGGCAGCAGTAAATTATGCTGAAGCATACGAAAGAGCATTAGCTCAAGCATACCCAAATGTGCTTAACTTTGGTGAACTATATAATGTAGCTAACAACCAAGTTTACAAATTCGTAGATTCAAAAACAATTCACATTCCATCAATTTCTGTTTCTGGTAGAAAAAATGTAAACAGAGACGCAATAGATGGTACATTCCAAAGAAACGTAGATAATAGTTTTGAAACAAAAACTTTAACATTCTACAGAGAGTGGTCAACAAGTATAGACCCAGCAGACGTTATGGATACTAATATGATATTAACTATCCAAAACGCAACAAAAGTTTTCAATGAGGAACAAAAATTCCCAGAGAAAGATGCTTACACAATAAGCAAAATATATGCTGACTGGACAGCTGAAGGAAAAACAGCTGATAAAACTGTATTAACAGTTGATAATATTTTATCAGTATTTGATAAATTAATGGAAGCTATGGACGAAGCATTAGTACCTTCTACAGGAAGATTACTATATGTTACTCCAGCTGTTAAAACATTATTGAAATCAGCTTCTAACATTGGTCTTTCTAAGAGTGTTGAACATCAAGCTAATATTAACAGAGTTGTTGATAGACTAGATGAAGTAAAATTAATAACAGTACCTTCATTCTTGATGAAAACTGCATATGATTTTACAACAGGCTTTGCACCATCTACTTCAGCAAAACAAATCAACCTATTCTTAGTACATCCATCTGCTATCTTAACACCTAACAAATATGCATTTGTTGGTATGGAAGCTCCAGCAGCTGGAACAAAAGGTGACTATATCTATTACGAAAAAGAATACGCAGATGTATTCATTCTAAATAATAGAACAGGAGCAATCGCATTTAATATAACAAGTGAGTAGTATAAATCATTGATAGAGGAGAAAGGATATGTTGTTGTCAAAACTTACACCTATAACATTATATAGTATTATATCAACACGTGGGGCGGATGGCGACTTAGTAGAAAAATATGAAAACATATTTGAAGCTGAGGGAGCTATGCAGTATCTTGCGTCAGATGAGATTGCAATTAGTGCGTATGGTGCAAACTTAGACAAAACATATCGTTTCAAATCTATTTATAATGACCTAGAGACATTTCTATTGGAGAAAACGAATAACTCTCCAGATAACTTAACAAAGTATTTAGTTGAGTGGAAACGGAAACAAGTATGCAATAGTAAAAGTTACTCCATTATATATTGATATTCAATGGAGGTGATACCATGTTAAAAAGTCGAAACAATAAAGGACAACTTACAAAAGGTGTGAGTATTTTGATAACTGAACAATTACGTGCCATAGCAAAAGACCAAGAGAACAAAGTGAAAAAAGTTGTACGTGAGGAATTAGAAAATACTTATAAGGATGAAGTTTTTAAGTCATATGCACCAGTAAGTAAAACAGGAAGAGAAATTAAAAATTACAATGATACACATAAAAGACAGAAGAAACAAACCTATCGTCATACAGGATTATTCATAAATAGCATTAAAGCTAAAATAGATGGGCACGCTGTTAAAATAGTTATTGAAGATAATATGTATGATGATGGCGCATCTACTACACAAGTTTATGAATGGTTGACAAAAGGAACTACTGAAACACCTGCTAAAAAAAGTTATCCTTATGTAAGAAAGCAAGGAGACGACTATTTAACAGGTTGGGCTAAATACAATCCTACACCAAAACATCATTTTGAGCGACTTACTATGGTCAGAATGGAAGGATTTCTAGATAGCGTAGCAGAAGACGTAAAAAATGGTAAATATCTAAAATAAAAGAAAGGAGAAACGAATGGCACTAGTTAATAAACTTCGTACAATGATACAATCAAAATTAAACGAAATAGATGGTTTAGAAGCTGGGATAATCGTTGTTCAAGACCTTGTAGAAACAGGTAGATATTATTTTGGGTATGATGTTAGGACAAGTTTAAATAAAAGAGATTTATCATATGATAATGAACAATACACAATCTCTATTGTTGGATACTTATCTACAAAAGGTGGAACTCAAGCCAAATTTGATAAATACTTAGACGCTATTTGTGATAAATTAGGTGAATTGAGATTTAGAACTACAACTCAAGATAGTCCAATTTCACCTGATACAGGATATAGAGAATGTATGTTAACTGGTTATGCACAGTTAAATACTTTAGAAAAGACACTAAGATAGTTTCTATTCAACTAAATACTTTGTTAGAGGAAAATATCTTTGCCTAGAAGAAAGATAAATATTTTAGAGGAGGTATTCAAAATGGATCCAGATGCAAAAGTGCAAGTAGCAACCCTTGGAACTGCGTTATATTACAGACCAGCTACAACTGATAATACTAACTTTATTGGTTCAAATGGTTCTTATAATCCAGACGACTTAATGAAAGCGTTGAGCGCAGAAGGTTGCGTACGTATATATGGATTAGCTAGTACACCAGATTTTGGTGGACAACCAAACACAATAGATACAACAACTCTTGATAATACTAAAGCTGAAACATCAGTATTAGGCTTACAACCAGCGGCTGAAGTAACATATGAAATCAATATGATGACTTTCGCTGATGTACCACAAGGAGTTAGCCACAACTTACGTACTGTAAAGGCAATGGCAGACGATAAAGTTAAAGCTCACTGGATAGTTGTTAAGGCTTCAGGAGTTATTATTGAATATGACGCTATAACAAATATTTCATATACAGCTGACGCTCAACAAGATATTGAAAAATTCAGTATCTATCATAATGTTAAATCTGATATAGCAGTTTCATTACCTGCTGAATCAACAGAAAGTATATAATATGAATAATAACTAAACTTTGGTGGGCAGTTTAGCCAGGTCAATCTTCGGGCGTTTACATCCACCATTTTTTATAAATAATAGGAGGATTAAAATTTATGGATAATGTAGTAATAATTAAAATTGAAGGAATAGAATATGAATTCAAATTAAAAAGTTCATCTATTCTTTACTTAGAAAAAAAATTAGGAAAAAATATATTTGAAGCATTTCAAAATCCAGACTTCACTGTAATGGTAAATTTATTCTATGCTTGTGCTAGTAAAGAGTGCAAAGCTAAGTATACAGATGAAGGAGAATTATTTGATGCACTATTAGACGAATATGGTATGCAAGAATTAGCTGAAAAATACCTATCAGAAATAGTTCAAAAATCTGGATTAGTACAAAAATCAGAAATTCCAATGGCTCCCAGTAAAGAAGCTAGCGAGAAAACTTGGAATAAGTAAAATATTTGAAGAAGAAAACAAATACGATCCATTAGCAGGCTTTCATATGGTTCACGACTTATATGCTGAATTAGTGAAGCAAGGGTGTGAACTAAAAGAATTATATGATTATTCCTGTAAAGAATTGCTTTTCATATTAAAGTATAACCGAGAAGGATTAGCTTATAAACTTTGGAGAGCAGGTAGTATGAATAGAGCTGCGTTTGGAGCTAAATATTATCCTGCTAAATTAGAAGAAGCTATTCCTGAGTTATTTGAAAAGAAGACACAAAAGGCGCCTATGCCTGACTGGTTAAGAGAAGATTATGAAAAGCGAATAAATAAGTCAGTAAAAAAGACACCTGATAGTTTCTTTAATAATGGATTGTAGTGATATATAGATATTAGGTAGTAGGAGGTAGTTTAATATGGCTGATAAAGAAACAGGACTAAATATTTCTGTTAATGCCGAGGCAAATGAAGCTAGTGCGGCAAAGGCAGCAAAAGATCTAGAAAAAAAAGTTAATAATTCTGTTAAGGGTGGCCGTATTACAGTACCTGTTGATATAACTGTCCCAATTGATAAAGATAAAAATAAATTGTCACAAGCCCAAAGTGAGGTTGTTAAAAAAATAAACAAACTTACTTCTAAGGGCTTTTCTGCGTCTGGGAAAGATATTGATGATTTGAATAGTAAATTTGAAAATTTTACGAAAGAGTTAGATCGAGCAGGTAAAGGCCGCCAAAATAAAATATTCAAAGAAATTCGAAAACAAGTAGAAACTTTAGAAAAGCAATACCAAGAGTTAAAAACGACTACAAATAGTACGAAAACATATACAAGTAAAACATCTAGTACTAAAAAGTCTACAAATAAACCACCAAAAGAGCGTTATTTAGATCAACAAGAAGAGTACTCAAGACGTGCGCAAGGTGCTGGAAAAAGAGCAGAATTAACTAAAGAATTAGACTATGTTCGAAAAAATAAATCACCTATCAAATCAAGTGGTGATATTAAATTGGGTATGGTAAACGATGATTTATTAAAAGTGGGTGAGTATAGTACACATGGTAGTAAATGGGCGACTGAGTTAGCTAAAATTTTAAAAGAAGAAGTCGCAAAAGCTGCTCGAACATTGGTTACTTATATTGACCCAAGTTATAAAAAACGAACTAAAGATGGTCGTCAAACGACAAAACGAGAATATTTGACAGATGCAGTCAAAGATGTACGAAAAAAATTAAAAAGTAGTATAGCACAACTAGAAGCAGGAAATGAAGATATTACATTAGATACGTTAAAAGAACAAGCCGCTATAATTAAAGTATTAAATAAAGAACTAGGAAAAACTACTGAAGACACAGAAATAGCCATTAGTAGTGCGCTTCAAAAGCGATATTCTGATAGTGAAATTAAACGAATAAATGGAACTTGGCTAGAAGAAGGGCAAGAAAAAGGAGTAGGCTCTGGTCATGCAAATACTCAAAAGTTAATAGCTCAATTGTACGATGCAATGAAACAATGGGATAGTGATGAAGTTATAGCTGATACTATTGCAAAAGAGATAGCACTAAATGAAGATAAAGCTAGTAAAAAATCTAAAAAACTCAGTGAAATAGACAAGTTGATTACTAATACCAAAGCCTCTGATTCATACAAAATTGAGTTAGATAAACTTAATGGAACAATAAAAGATGTATTTAGCGAAATCGGAAAAACAAATTCTACAATAGAAACACAAACAAATTATGATAAAATTGAACATAGTGCAGAGCGTGTTGCCGATAGTGCAGAAGCTAAGAAAAATACTGATATTGTGACTGGCATTCAAAAAGATCTAAATACAGGTTTTAATACAGACGCTAAAGCGGACGCACTTATAAATAATGTAAAAGCTATATTAAAAGTGTTAGGTGGAACACCTGTTGGTGAAACGACTAAAAAACGATATGCTAAAAAGAAAGATCTACAAGATGAAAAAAACGTTTTTCATATGAAATCAGCGGAAGATCGAATGTTGCCAATGGTATTAAAAACTACCCTTGCTCCAGTTGGCGAGCAAGCATTAACCGTAGTAAAAAATGCATTAGTACCTATTGAAGGAACTTTTAAAAATTATTACGAAGGTAAAGATTTAGTAAAAAATCAAAAACGACAGAAAGAAATAGAGAGAGAACAAGCAAAAGAAAAATATAAAGATAGTTATAGTAAATTGGCAGAAAGTTTGCCAAACCAAAGTAAAATTACAAAAGCGTTTAGTGATGTAATTAAAAATGCATTTTCTTCTGGCTCAGCTGTAGATAAAATAATGGCTGCTACAGCAGAAGAACAATCAAAAATGCGTGCAGAGCGTATAAAACAGTATGGATTAAATAGAGGTAGAGATTTAACTGACACTGGCGATATAGCTTCAATTAGACGTACGAAAGAAATGTTTGGTTGGACTTACAACCGTGATGAAAATAATAAAAATTTATTTCAGAATGTAAAATTGACACCTCATGAGGATGTAAATACTGATGACATTATGAGCAGTTTAAATAAAGTGTTATCTGGCCCTGAAATGTTTAAGGCTCAAACAGGAGGCGCATTACGAAACTTTGTTGGCTCATTCACAGGATACTTAGGTATGCCTTCACTTGAAAAATCAAGAGTAGAAGCTGAAGGCTTAAATCAAGTTATGGCGAATGTACGTAATGAAGTAATGAAATTACTCCAAGAAATACAATCTAAAGAATTCACTTTACATGGTATGGAAGATAGTGGAGAAGCTAAATTTACAAGCGATGGATATATAACAGATGATTCTTCAAGTGCTTCTAAAAAACTATTTGCAGATTTAGAAGAACAAAAAGGGGTATTACGAGGTGTACTAGCAGAAGTTAATATGGTAGACCAAGTTGTTGAACATACAGGTGGAAGTGTACATGCGATACTTCAAAATTTAGGTTTTGTTATGCCTGAATTAATGCAAAACAATACCATAATTAAAAATATAAATGCAGGATTAGACAAGAATGGAAAAGCACTAAAATTTCAAACAAGAACTGCTGAAGTATTAAGTTATTCATTTCAGTTGATGGCTCGTCATATAGGCCAAATTATAAAAAACTGGATGATGATGTTAAACCCAATAAACTTGATTAAAAAAGCATTTAGTGATTTTGCAAGCTATGATGTTAAGTGGCAAAGAACGATGAATGTCGTTAAATATAATTTAAGGCGTATCATTAGACCGATGATGGAATGGATTGCACAACAGCTTGTTAATATTTTAGGCTTAGTAAACGCTGTAGTAAAAGGTGTTGGAAGTGTACTCGGAAAAAATTGGGATCTATTCGACCAAAGTGCTGCAAACGCAGAAAAAATGAGAGAAGAACTTGAGGCTGCTGCAAACGTTAGCGCAGGTTTTGATGAACTTCACGATATTGGCTCAGATAATTCTGCTGCGAACGACCTAATGGGAGACATCTATACACCACAATGGGAAGGTTTAAACAATTTCTTAGAAGGTATAGGAGAAAAAATTGGCAAAATTATCGATACAGTATCTCATTGGAATTTCTGGAATTGGCTAGCCTTAGCAGGAGCTGCACTGGTAGGTTTCTTAGCACTTAAATGGTTAATAGGATTATTTACTGGAGGAAGTAACCCATTACAGACAGTGGCGAAAGGTTTCTCATTCTTAGAGAAAACTGTTGGTTGGGCATTACTAATATGGGCATTTACGGCGTTTACTAAAGCGTTAACAGATTTTGTAGAATGTATGAAAACTGCAAGTTGGGAAGATATTAAAAGATCATTGACTATGCTAGGTGGAGCTATTGCTGAAATAGTAGTAGCATTTGTATTATTGCAAGCTGCTACGAAATTCCTTGGTGGAGGCAATTGGCTTAATTCACTAGGTATCGCAGCAATCGTTGCATCATTTGCGTTGCTTACTGCTGCATTTGCATATTTCTTTGATACAGTAAAAAGTATGTCATCAGACCAACTTTTGACATCTCTTAGTGCTTTGGCGATTGGGTTAGCTCTAGTTGGAGCAGCCATAACAGCTTTACTACTTGTATTAACAGCTGTCATTAGTACAGGTGTTGGTGCAGTTGCTATTGTAGCGTTAGCTGCAATATTAGCCGCAATCGCATCAGTAATTGCAGCAATGGCATTATTTGTTACTGCGGTAGGTACTTACAGTAACCAACTAATTGCAGTTATCCAAGCAGTAGGAGAAACCATCACATCTATTATTCAGGCAATCGCAAATGGAATAAGTCTAGTTATTTCTACAGTAGTAGTGGGAATTGTATTGACAATTCAAACAATTGGAAATACAATTGTTAATATAATTATGGGAATAGCAGAAGGAATACAAGCTGTGCTAGAACCTATTTTAGATTTCATAGACGATATAATTGAAAAAATTATAGGTCTTGCAGAGACGATTGCTCATGAAATTGGAGAAACAATCCGAACAATAATTGAAACAGTTGGAAAAATAATAACTGATATAATTACTTCACTTATAAATGCAGTACCAACATTACTAAATGCCATATTGAATTTCTGTAATAAAATTGGACCCGCAATTGAAAATTCAGCTGATGCTATAATGAGAACTATAACAAAAGTAATAAACTTTACAGTATCTGCAATTGAATATTTAGTAAACTTAGTTGTGGGTGGTGTAAATCAAATGATTTCAGCAATAAATAGCGTATCACAATATGTAGGTATAAATATTCCTAGAGTACCAGAAGTATCAATTCCTAGATTTGTACCAAAATATGAAAAAGGCACAAATTATGTACCTAGTGATGGACTAGCATATTTACATCAAGGTGAAGCAGTAATACCTAAAAAATATAATCAACCATATTCACAAGGAATGTCAGCAGAAGAGAGATTATATATGAAACAAATGATGAATACTATGAGGTCTTTGGATGACACAATGAAGCAAGGAATCACGGTAAATGGACAATTCATACAAAGAGGTAGTGATTTAGTTGCTGTAGTAAATAGAACTAAATCTCAAACAGGAGCAGATTTGCTAAGCAATGTTGCTTATGCAAGATAAAAGGAGGTATATGAAAATGGCAGATTACATACCAGATAATGGTTGGGGAGGATTATCAAAATACCAATATGAAGACCATAGGCATATGCCTCTGTTCTTAATAAATGGAATGATACCTCCTGACAATGTTAGATACGGATATACAGAAAGTACGGAGCAATTAGTAAAATCTCAAAGAAATTCAAAAGGTGTTGTTGTAGCAAAAAAAGTTGGAGAAGCCTACGATAACTCTACAGGAAAGCGTTTATTGAAGTTTGACGGATTAGAGTGGCCTATCTTACCAAACAGTGATTATAGATGGCTTCAAGAACAGATAGAAAAATTCTATTGTTACTTAACCTTTTATGATGCAAGAGCAGGTTATCAACCTATGGGAGTAGACCCATTCTCCGATAACACAAAAAATCCAGATTATATATATTCTACAGGAGTACAAACTACAGGTAGAGTAGTTACTAAAAAATTCTATTGGGGTGATTTTTCTGCTGAACCATGGAAATTTGAAAGAGATACTGATATTGGTGTATTAGTACCATCTTATTATATAAATGTAAAAGTAAACTTAATTGACTGTGGAGAACCATATTTAGAACCAGGAGATAACAATTGGGTTAACCCTGCTAAGTTTGGACCACCATATGAAGGCAAAGAACAATGGCCAACTGAGTATTAAAATAAAGGAAAGGAGAAATTCCTATGTCAAATTTAAACTTAACACAAACCGACTTAAATGAATCATTACGTGGACTTACTGACGTAGATATTATGATGTTTTTACCAGATAAAAACATCTCTTTTCCAAGTAATGCTGTAAAATTAAACACTAAAACATTATCTTATACAAGTAATTTACAATCATTACTTGAATTCTCAAGTTTACCACAAGCAAACATTGCTACATTTGAAAATAATTCTTGGATACTAGATGGTAGTTTTATTTCTCCATCTGAAGCTTACGGAGGTGGAGGAGATAGCTACACAGGTTATATATCTGACGCCTTAACCGATGATAAGGGTGATTATACAACTAATCCTGTGATAAGCATCACTTTATCCGCAATCGTCAAAACTATAGAATATATTTCTGTAAAATTTGCAGGAGGAATAGACACTAGCTACCCAAAAACATTCAAAATCAGAACCTATGGAGAGACCGATTTAATTGAAGAACACTTTTTTGATATGTCTAAAGAAACAGGACTACCTCTACTGGTAGCTGAAATTAAAAATAATAATGTTAAGCGAGTAGAATTTGAATTTGTTGGTACTGTTTGCCCACATAGACGTTCTAGACTAAATAAAATTATGTTTGGAAAAGTAGAACAAGTTGAAAATCTTTATTTACAGTCATGGAAAATAGACGATAAGGCTTCTTTAGTTGCAGATAGTATACCTACAAAAACATTAACTTACAGTGTTATAGATTATGACGGAGACTATGATATAGACTATCCAGGAAATAAAATTCCTACTAACTACAACGATGTGTTAATCTTATTTACATTTTCTATGGAGAAAAATGGTTTATGGAAATATGCTCCAACAAAAACTTTTAATTTAACTGATATTTCTACGTCATCTGATGGAGTAGTTACATTTAGTTGTGGATCTCTACTTGATATACTAACAGAAACATATGACCAAGATATTTATAATGGACCAAAAACTATTCGAGAAATAATGTCTAACTTACTAGCTTTCTCAGGAGTAAGAACTGACCAATGTGAATTAAATGAATTTGCAAATTATGAAGTTAATATCCCATTACCAGAAAGTCCAGTAAGAGAAATTATACAAAGATTAGCTTTTTCTTGTGGGGCAACACTTACTGTAAACGATGATAATAAAATAGTATTTTCTCAAAAAAATATTATACCTACAAGCACCACATCAAAGTTTATGTTTGACCAGCCAGAGCCTTTTAATTCCGCAGGTGTACTTTTAGAAGAGCCTAAAGCAGAGGCGCTTTCTAATACAATTAATATAGCAATGTATTCTTATAATAGTAAAACAGATACAGAAGCATCTGACTTAGGAACTGCTAATGTATCTACTAAAAATCCAACTAAAATTACTTTTTCTCCGACAGAGGGTGCTGCACAAATAACTATAGCAGAGGCACAAGCATCGTCTGCTACTATCAAGGTATCAGAAATATATTCTCAACACGCTATTGTAGAAGTAAATTGGAGCGAAGGAACACCTCTCCCAATAGAAGTAAAAATAAAAGGTAGAAAAGTTGAAACATCAAAATCATTACCTGCGACGGTCACAATGGATACATTATTACTAGACTCTGGACTAACATACGAACCACCTATAAATTTGATTAGACGAAATTGCAAAGATGCGGAATTACTAAAACGAACTTTCTTCTACGATGATTGGTACGGAGCAAAATTCAAATATGTATGTAAAACTAGAAATGAATATTTAGTCAAAGCAGGAGATATTATATATTTTGAAACTCCATACTCAGACCGAAAACCAACTCGTGTTGGATACGTATTAAGAAATTCATACTCAGACAGTGATGATAGTGGAGAAATGGAGGTGGTTAGATTAGATGGCAACAACTAGTTATATAACCCCTATAATGAACAGAACTCACGCTGATGTTGAATATGCAAAACAACATCAATCAGATTTAACTAACAAAAATAAAGGTGCATGGAACTATACTGATTGCAATCGTGTATGTAACAATCTAAAATACGCAGCTGAGTACATGTATGAACAAGGATTTCTAGCAGAACCTTATTCTATGCAAATAAAATTAGACTGGAAAGAAACTGACATCATTACGTATGAAACATTAAATTCAATGATTATAAATAATATGAACAATTTGAAGATTTATTCTCGTCCTGACTTAAGTTGGTATTCTATTGGGTCCATTGCTAATATGGATTACAGTACCGCTAACTGGCTAGAACGAAATATAAACGCACTAGCCACTCAATTACCTATTCCACCAGATAAATATAAATTAACTGTAAATAATGGAGTAGGCTCAGGAGAGTATGAGGCAGGCACTATCATAGATATACAAGCTAATCCAGCAGACGAAGGTATGATGTTTACCAATTGGAGTGGTAATTACTTAGAGAATATGGGTGACCCTACTCAAATGATCACTACTTACAGAATGCCACACGCTGATGCTATAATTCAAGCTAATTATACTTCAGCGGTACCACACACGCTTACGGTTGTAACACACTCTGGTACCACTACGACAAAATTACTAATGGGTGAAATACAATACATTGAAGCAGATCCTGCACCACAAGGAAAAGTATTCCATCATTGGGATATAGAGCCTAGTATCTATGAAAGTAATTTATACGAGCCTGCGGCAACAACACACTTCACAATGCCTAATGAGAATGTAAAATTAAGTGCCTTTTATGTTACTAAAGCTGATAAATATCTAAAAGTTTATAATGGTAATGGTTCAGGATATTATGGATATGGCACATACGCTGCTATAAGCTCTACTAAACCTTCTAATGCTACTTTCACTAACTGGACAGGAGATACTCAGTATTTGACAGGTGATGTGACACAAGAATATAATTCGGTGCGAATACCAGACATAGCTAGAATTGAAGTAACAGCACATTGGACTACACCACCAGCGGCAAATATAAAACTTATGGTTGAAAATGGTGTAATCACCTCTACAGGAAAGACAGAAGGTGTGTTTACACAAGGAGATCGTGTATCTATAACGGCTAATGAAGTACCTGAAGGACAGATTTTTACTGGATGGACTATTACACGGTGGTGGAAGCATTACTAACAAAGATTCTATTACAACCACTGTTACAATCAGCTCAGTCGATGGAACTGTAAAAGCTAATTATAGAACATTAGAATATCATAACTTAATAGTTAATACACATAGTGGTACCACAACAAAAGTGCTTGAGAAATACGATTATTTCTCTGTTAATGCAAATCCTGCTCCAGATGGATATACATTCGATAAATGGACAGGAGACACTCATTCATTCAATAATTCTTGGTGGAATGGTGGTAACTTTGATGTAACTGAACCAAAAACAGGTACTTATATGGGTGCATCAGACAGAACTATTACAGCAACATATAGACTAATTAACTCACACACTCTTACTGTAAAACAATTAAGTGGAGACGTTACCTATAAGCAAGCTGAATTTTCTACAGTTACATTTACCGCAGAAGACGCCCCAGAAGGCAAAAGGTTTAAATATTGGAGTTTGTCTGGAGAAGGTAAATTTATAACTACATCTACGGGTAAAACCGTTACATTTGAATTCGGTAACGGAAATGCAACTGTCACACCTATATATGTGAATGTATGGACAATTACTGTAATAGATGGAACAATAAACGGCGCAAGTACCGCACTTTTAGATGAAGGTACTCAGTATAGCTTATCTAGTAATAGTTTGAAAGTATACGAACGTTTTGATGGATGGACGCAAACAGGACCAGGAACGATCAGCAATACAGCTACTAGTTCAACTTATTTTACAGTTGGAGCGGGTAACGCAACGCTTACCGCACATATTTCTCAATATCCAGATAAAACATTAACTATTTACTGGCGTCATCCAAAAACAGCTGTAGATACACTGGTATCACAGACTACTTATACGTATGGTACAAAAATAACAGATATCAAAGCTGAAGTCGCACCCGATAAATCAACTTTTTCAACTTGGCTTGGTGACGTAAATTTATTATCACCTTCTGCACTGGCTTCTACTGTAACTATAAATAGTCTTACAGCTGATACAACTATCATAGCAACGTATTTTTATCCAGAATCACCTAAGAGTTATACTCTAACAGTTTATGATGGCTACCCAGAGAGCGGAGAATACCAAGAAGGATCTCAAATTTCAATAACAGCTAGAACACCAAATGAGGGCTGGGAATTTTGTACGTGGTACGGAGATACTAAATATTTAGTAGACCCTGATTTAACACATAGCGAAAACTCAGTTATAATACCTGCAAAATCTATCACGTTATATGCAAAATTCAATGTAATTGGTCAACCCGCTTTATGGCGAGTTAGTGTTGTAGAAGGTATTGCAAGCGCGACATATTATACGGATGCCGATGATGGTACTAAAGAACAGCATGATGTATCAGGAGTATACATCGATGTACCAGAAGGAACTGAAGTAACTCTTACTGCGGATCCAGACACAACTGAATATGAATTTTCATCATGGACAGGAAATTTTGATCAAGCAGGAGTTACAGATATAGTACCTACTAATAACCCAACTGTGTTTACTATGCCAAGAGCAAACGTAAATGTAACTATGGTGCGTAAGCAAAAACAAAAATATAAAATCTATTCAAAAAATGCGACAACATTGGGTGAAGTTTTCCCTGGAGAGTATTCGATTTCAGGTACACTTCAGGATACAGACGATTATCATTACAAGTTTGAATATTGGATATGTACTGATTTAGATGGTAATGATTGCATTAGTGCTATAGCTGCACCAAACGAATTGACCACCACTTTAACTGTTACAGACAAAGACCTATCTATCGAAGCAGTATATACTACTTATTATAAACTTACTGTTGTAGAAGGACAGGATACAGGCGAAGGATATTATTGCGAAAATCAAACTGTTAATACAATAAGAGCAAATACACCTACCGCAGAAAGCAGATTACAATTTGACCACTGGGATGATCCAATGGGAATAGTTAAAAACATATACGATAAAACACCTACTGTTGTTATGAAGAACACTGTCGCTACAATCACCGCAGTATTCACTTCTATTGACGCAAAAGGAAATAGCATTGCTGTAACAGGTGATGATATTCATGACAAACTGATTACACGAACAGATTCTTATTTAATAAATGGTGTGTATGCAGTAGGCACGATAGTATTTGATAAAGATGGTTGTATAGGTGTAATCACGAAGATAGACCCAGATAATAATGACGACACAGATGATTATTTGGTAGAAAAATTATTTTATGGAGGTAATTTTTAATGGTAAATAATGTAGGAAAAACTACTCAAACTTTGAGTACAAATTTAGGCGAAACAAATTCATTTACATCGACAGAAACTATTACACTTTTAACTGGAGAAATTGGAAAAGGTTTATTGGTATTTGATCCTGTTGGAACTTTGGGAGTAATTTCTGATTTCACTAACGAAACTAATTTCATAATTACAACTTTTGCATTGTCAATTGATATCCCAACCATATTAGGAATGGAATATTAAAAAATACAGAATGTGACAGAAAAATGACCTCATAAAATCAATTTTAAGGCCTGTTTATATATTTAGATATATAACTTTGTCGTTTAAGACATAAAATCGCTCTACGGGTGTTGTAGCACTTCTAGAGCGATTTACTGTTTTTTAGAGGTATTTTTTGTGTATTTTAAGCACATTTACGACAAGTTTCGACAAAATGTGCGTGATTCGACAAAAAGTGAACAGAAAAAGTGAACAGTATAAGATGCACACATGCGTCATATAAATAAAAATAGTACCGACAAAATATCGGTACTAAAATTTTATGCAAGTTCGATGTCTACATTTCTGAAATCATTTCCTGAACTCTTTGAAGTAGTTGTCTTAATTTTCAAATGTACTCTTGTGCCAACTAATTTTTCTGCTCCACTTAAGAAGTCTGCTAGTGTAACACCTTCTACTCCAAGTTTTTTCAATTGACTAACAGCTCTAGCTACTGCTGTTTGTGTCTCTTTTAAATTTCCACCTGCAAGCATTAAATATTTATATTCTTTTTTGCCATTTTCCACAGCAATAGTTATAACACCCATAGGTTTTCCAGATGATTTTGAATTTTTTGTTTCAAATTTTTCAATTTCTCCAATGTAATCACCATCAGGTAATTGTTCAAAGTTGCTTGTAAAATCTTCTATTTTTTCAACTCCACCCATATCTTTGAATATGGCATCTAATTCTTTTAAATCTTCATTATCCATTTTTCATTCTCCTTTTCTTTTTATCCTATTACTGATTTTCTTTTAGGGACTGTTGCTTCTTCTTTTTTAGCATAGGTATCTTCTACCTTTAAATCCCCAGACATTATTTCTGCTGCATCAAACTTTTTTGGTGATATAATAAAATTCTCATCAAAGTCCTTTTTAGTTAATGGTATAGCAGTTTTCTTAATGGCTAATCTTGAACCACCAAACTCATCATCTGAATTTGAAATATGCAATTCATATTTAGCTGTACCATCTTCTGCAATAGATTTTACAGTTCTTGCTATTATACCCATAAGTCCTGACATTTGGTCTCTAAGTTTTTCTTCAAATACTGGTTGAAATTTAGAAATTTCTCTACCAAATTTATTCTTTTCGATAATTTCTTGTTCATGTGAAATAAACATTACATTATCGAAACTATTAGCGATATTAAAGATGCTTTCCCATAAGAAACTTCTAAGCATTGTGTAACCTTTGTAAGCAATTTCTGATTCATGTTCTACTCCATTTTTATCACACCAATAAAATCTTAGATAGTCAATTAAATATGAAGTAGTATCAACAATAACCCATTTTGGATTAACTGTTCTTAGTTTTGCAATTGCATCGTTTAGTTCTTTATAATTTCTAACTCTTAATATCTTATCTGGTGAGAATGTATACTCAGCATTACCATCAGTTGAAATGATATAAGCGTCTTCAAATTGGCTAGCAAATGTAGTTTTACCTGACATTACTTTTCCATATAACCATACTTTCATCCTGTAGTCCTCCTTTCTTTACTAATAAAAATAGACCTTTGAAGGTCTACAGGATTTTAATTTATATAAGAATCATTATTAGCTCTTTGACTGCGTTTAATCCTGTAAACGACTTACTTGTTCTATATGAGCATATTTTATAATACAAAAAGAAAAAAGTCAAGACTTTTCTTAACTTTTTTCATTTAATTTATAATTCTTCTTCGTGTATCTTTTTTCTTACTTCGTTGAATAAAAGTGATAAATAATTACTATGTACTCCTAATTTTTCAGCATAGTAACTAGGGTCCGTACCATGAATATAAGTGTTAAATCCATAACAACCAAAACCAATTACACCAATTATTAAATCAATAGCTGAAATACCTCTTTGATGCGACCCTAAGTTATTGTATCTGTAAGTAAATAGTACATCATATTGTGAATATTCTGGTTCTACTTGTATATTTATTAAAAGACTACAACGTTCTCTTAAATTTTTAACTATTACAGTAGCAACATGGTCTATTTCATTTTTTATTTTTTCGTCTAGTTCCATTATTGACCTCCTCTTTTGAATCTTCATCTAAAAATCTTTCAGTATCTTTTTGAAGTTGTTTCATCAACTCTTCCCAAAATTCTCGGTCATGTTTATTTCTTTCGTGATTTGATATTAGTATATTGATTAGTACAATTCCTTGTAAAATCAATGTTAATATCAATAATAGTTTCAAAATAACTTCTAGCATATGTAATACCTCCATAAATAAAAAGTTTGGCGGTTTTACTTTATATTCCGCCTGCAATGCCTATAACATTTTTAAAATTACAAATGAACCTTATATAGTTATAGTAAACATCACGCCAATTACCATAAGTAAGAGGAGACTTTTAAAACGATAATGACCACTGAAGCACGTTTGACGTCCGTACTTACCTCTTTTATTTCTTTAGAGAGCTACTCTAAACCACGTACCACACGAGGGCTATTCTCGAGATAGATTTAATGTAGTGTGAATTTGCTATTAGCCACGCTAAACCCCTTTTGTTTACGACTTGAGGGCACTCTGTCGAATGATGAACTGCTAGGTACTAGACTGATAGGTTTAGTTATTCCTTATCTAGCTTTGTCAACCTAACCTAACTGGCGCCGTACACAGGACTCGAACCTGCAACCCCTTTCAGGGCGACTATTTTCAAGACAGCTTCCTCTCCATTCGGATATACGGCATATATAATACACTTGCCCCTCTACTTATTAACGTCAGGCGGAATAGTGTGAATCTTCTTCGACGGATTTATAGTTTTCCTTCTAATGGTGGGTAAGGATGGATTTGACCGCTCTGCCATCTCAGCTTATTTTCTCTTGTGAAATTTAGCCCAGTCATTGAGAGCATCTTTTAGTGTCCAGTCATGTACTGACCTCCAACTATTTACACCATGATTTAGATCATTTTGTTCTCTCTCCCAACGATTGATTGCATCTTGTTTAGTTTCTAAAAATTTATATTCCCATAAGTTCCAAGTGTTTAGTCCGAAACGTTTATAGTCTCGACCATTGCCAACGTCAATATTTACGTCTCTAAGTTTTCGTCTAATCTTTCGGTTTGAGCATTGTCTACCTTTTTTCATAGATTCGCCCCATAAAACGTCTCTGAATAATGGGAATTTTTTATAACTTCTACTCATTTTATAACCTCCTTAGGCACAAGGCCCTAGAAGACTATTTCTTTATTATTTTTCATAAACTTATCCTTTCTACCCAATTCCAAATCCTACATGGTTACTTGGTATAAAATCTGGTCTATCTGTTTTTTCATATTCATCTGTAGTTTCATTATATTTGTACCATATTGGAGATTGGTCATATTGATACAAACCTTCTTTCACATTTTCAATTACTGCATATGGGTAATATCCTGCCTCATTTAAGTCACACGCATTATGAATTACAGCATCAATAGCATCTTGTTCATTCGCATAATATCCTACACATCTATCTCCATGTTTTTTACTTACGGTCGTTATAAAATACATTTTTTAACCTCTTTTCATATAAAAATTTATGGGCCCAGGCGTCTATATCGGTGTCATATATAAGATCTTTTTTTCATCAATTACGAAGGAACAATGCTAGCATTTTGCACTTCATTGTAAAAGGTATAACCGAACCTAGGTGATTTTATAAAAAATCTAAACTCTTTTATTTTATGAATTTTAAATTTTCAATATGAGGCTCATAGTTATGTTCTTCACAATATTGTAAATAACATTTTTTATTACAAAAATGCTCATTATATTCATTTATACAACCCCATATTATGAATTTTCCGCAGTGTTTACATTTATGTAGCATCATATGCGATTCCTCCTATCTAAACCATGATTTCTTTCCTACAGTTGTACTATTTAAACCTGTCACCGTTTCAATGTCTGTAATTTTTGATTTTTCTGCTTTTAAATCTATATATTCTACTGAATTTTCATCGGTTAATTTTATAATAACACTACCAAACGCAGGACTTTTTCCTTGCTTTCCTAACCCACTTTCAAAATTGATACGTCCTTTTGGAATGAATAGTTTACACTTACAATTCAAACTATGAAATTTGGCAGTTGTTAAAAACTCAATAGGAAATAGTACATAAATCGTATTATGAGCGGTATTGTATGTTTCTACGGCTTTTTTTTAGAAAATCATATTTACTAGTAAATGGTGGATTGAGCCAGATACGGTCATATTTAGTCCAATCTTGCATTAACCCATTAGTCTCAATGGTATCATAATTAGGAACTTCGAATTCTATTGCTTTTTCTTCGCAGGTAGCAGGATCATAATCAAATCCATCTGGGTAAAAATAATTTACTACATATCTTGGTGTGTAATAATCATCATCTTTACTAAACACTTGCCCTGCTTTTGCCATAGGTTCTCCCTCTTTCTTTACATATAACATTTGACTACCCATTTTGTGTTTACTCCTTATATTTTAAAACATCTAATGCTTTTCTTAATTTAGCTAATCTTTCAGGATTATCTAAATCCTCTTTGGTCAAAAGTATCAAGTTAACTTTTGCTTTACCAGCTCGCTCAGTTCGTTCTCTCAAACCTTCCGTGTAAGCTTTCTTGCTTATATATTTAGGTTTCTCTGCTATATGAATAGCAATGTTTGTGTATTCTTTTAACAGTAATGCGTCAATTGATAATTTCAAACGAGTTCTGTCATTAGGCTTATAAGGGATATCATTTTCTTTTAACCAATTGTATAATTTTTGGGTATATTCTCGCAAATCTTGTTGTTCATAAATTTCTATATATTGCCCTAATTCAGGATATTTTAAGAAATATGAAGGAGATAAACGTTTCCTGCCTATTACTGCTGCTAATTCGGCTTTCGTTACAGGTCTTCCTTGAGCTTTTGCCCATTCAATTAGTTTTTCTCCATCACCTACATGTAACGAGCCTTTAGTGTAAGCGTCATGTCTTAATTCTATGCCGTATTTATTTAAAATACGTTTTACAGAAGTTCTGTATGTGTGAAATTCTTGTGCAATCGAACCAAGTGATCTACCTGAATTATATGCGTCAATAATTGCTCGTTCTTTTATATTCATAAATTTACTCCTTTTCTGTTAATGCTTTTACATTTTCATAGATTTTTCTGTTATCCTCGTTTAAATCACATAATCTAATGTTTTGTAATGCGTATGCATTGTCTCCGATTTTATGAGATAAATCATCCATTGTAGTATTCTTTTCAGCGATGAGTACGTCTAACAATGTATTTTTCTTTCCAAAAAATTCTGAATCTAGTAAGTCGTATGCTATATCAATAAATGGTTTATTTAATTTATCACTAAAAAATCTAAACATATCTGCAATATAAGGTGAGCGGCCTTTCCCCAAATAGGTACTTTCGCCATACAAAACACGTCGATAAGACGTTATTTGCATTTTTGGGTAATTATAAGTTTCTTTAAATTCTCTATATAAACTGGCTTTATTTAATTCTCTATATTCTGATAAATCTTTCATTATAATCCTCTCTTTAAAAATTATAAACTGTGGTAGTAATCAATAATATATGGTTATCGAAGAAAAAAAGATGAAATATCATTTTTATTTAGGAACTAGGAATATGATTAGGGTTGTGCTACCACAGTTTATAAACTATTATTAGGAGACCATTAATATGGTTTCTATAAATTATTATAGCATATTCTTGCAGTTTAGTCAATAGGTTTATTGTCTTTTTCCTTTAGTTTTTATGATTTTTCCATAATATATCTGCTACATCTACGCCTCCGCCATCTAGCATATAGCATAAGATAGATAACCAGTAAAGAGGTTTATCTTCGTGTAACACCCCATATTTTACATATAGTTTTCCTAAAAGAGCTAATTTTCCTATTTCTTCGGCATCGTCTACAGACACACTATCTGGGACGTATAGCTCATAGCGGTCGTGATTTAATATAAAATGAGGACTTCTAGTAAAAACAGAATCACTTTTCATAAGAATAATATCTATGTCATGAAATCCGTAATAATTCAATCTAGATATTAACCAGTCTGGGTTTTTCTCTCCGTCTTTCGTTTTTAAAGTAAAAATATATGGAATTGCAAATTTCGTGAATAACTTATATATAATAAAAAGTCCTATTATGATAAGTAACATTATACAAGTACTCTCGCTTAATCTCATTTATAACCTCCTTCTGCTAATTCTACACGTTGCTTTAATAAATATTCTTTTACCTTAGTCGACATAGCGGCATCTTTGTATTTGAAATGATGACTATCAGGATGTCTCAAATGGTCTATACAAGTGTTTTTGCTTGCATATTGAGTGTATCCTGCTTTATATAGTTCTACATAAAAAGCAACATTTGGAATTACTATCTCTGGGTATAATGGGCAATCATCTTCATTTAAAATATTATAAGCGCAATATCCTCCCCAATCTCCTGGATGAATATCTTCATATGAAGCGATTGGTCTTGTTGCCGCAGTATAAGTTTTAGGCCCTTCTGTCACTGAAAATTTAAACATACACGCCATAGGTTTAGTTGCACAACTTAATTTCCACAATTCTGGTACTAATTCTGACCTAATTTTATCATCTATTGGGAAATAAAAATATACTTTTGGATCATCAGGATATGATTTTCTAAATTCTGTTCTTAATCGATTTCTAGTTGAATACATTATTTTGTCGGCAGTATAACTGTGCTTATCTGTGATTAGTTGAAGTTTCTTACCCGTGACCATAGTCAATTTTTTAGTAGCATTTTCTACTGCCTCACCAGAAATTTCTTTATTATGAACTATTTTCGGATCAGCAATATCACAATAATTGACTCCCATACTAATCAGTCTTCTATAGATGGTGATATAATTATCTACAAAAATATCTATATATCTTTCTAAATAACCTCCCCAACAAACCGTACCAAAACAAAATTTCATGATTTATACATTCCTTTCTTTTCTGATTTCATATAATACACGTTCGATACCACCTATATTTGTATCGTCTAAATATTCATTACAGAATATTTTACGTGGATTATTCTTAAAACATTCTTTCATATGAGGTAAATTATCATTCACAGCATCAAACTCTATACCGTGTGATTTACACCACTCAACGGCTTGGTCTAATACTTTACCTTCTCGCATTGTTACCAATATTAGATAAGCACCTTTTTTCTGTTCTTCTAATACGTAGTCTATAACTTCTTGAATAGGTTTTTGTATTTCAGGATATGTACCTTTAGTTACAGCTAATGTCCCATCAAAATCAACACCAATTATTCTATAAGGATTTTTCTTCATTAGAGCTCTCCTCTTTTTCATGAGCAACAATTTTACCCTTTTTAGGTTTTTTAGGTTTTTGCTCTGTTGATAAAAACATCATTTCTTTATTATCAAAATAAATATTAGCATTACCATTTTCTTTGTCAGAACCTTCGTATTGTGGGCGCATAAATGAAATATATCCTGTACCAAATTTTTGAATACACTCCCTTGTTTTAGCTATTTTTTGACAGTCATTTCTAAAACCCTCGTTTATATAATCTAAATCGTTTTTCCTGTCTTCTGGCAGTTTATCCAAATCTACAAATACAGAAAAGCAATCAGCAACTTCGAACTTTTTCTTTTTTGTTCTATGTAAATATACTTTAATTTCCATATCATTCTCCTTCATTTATCTATTTATCCCATACAGTACTATCTCGTACTAAAACATATCGTTTAAGATATACAGGAATATCAGTTTTATCTAAATATATGTCTTTTTTATGTAGTGAAATATAGTTATTTATATCATCAACTATTTGGTCTAAAGTCATATTCATACTACATTGAAATTCGACATGAATTTTTTTCTTTTAATAAGGTTCAAATTTCATTTGTTTAATTCTTCTTCTTTCTTTAAATACACACTTCCTCCGTGAGTTTCAATAGTTTGTATGAATTCTTCCATAGTAGCACCTGCAAACAATTTGAATTGGTCACTCCATAGCCACGCAACGACACCTCTGTTAATATCTCGCACTGAGTAAGGGCTATTTGAATAACCAGAACAAGGCACTTTATAATCATCTAATTCGAAATACACTTTTTTAATATTTATCGGGTGGTGTTCCCATTTTCTTTTGGATATATCTTTATTGTCTTCGATTAATTCGCTCCATTCATGATAAGGTGACTCTGCGTTATGTTCATACGGTATGTCATCCCAGTCATCGCCCCATTGATTTTCTAAATTATCAGTAAAGTATGCAACGCCTTGATTAGAGTAACCGTTATCGTCTATATAACACAATTTATATGTCATTTGCAACCTCTCCTTTAAAATTAAAATAGTTTCATCTCTTCAATGATATAATCTATTATATGATCAAAATTCATTTCAATTTGAGTCCAAATATCTATTTTCTCAAATTTTTCAGGATAGTCTGCATGTAGTCCTCCGACTGCAATTTCGTATTCTGATTTACACCAATAATGATACATAAAATCGTGTTTAAGGTGTTCTTTTAATTGTTCTCTATTTTCAATTTTATGTTTTTTAATTTCTTTAGCTAATTTTTCGGGAAATGAACCTCCCAATACATTATATGTTTTTATTCTTGACGAATTAAAATCAGAATATAATACATTCCATTCCAAATTAACATTTTTTATTTTCACTTATAGACCCTCCTTGATTTATAAGTTTTTGTGCTAATTCACAGATGACCATGTTAATTTCTTTTTGTATACATTCTGCATCAGACTTTTCTGTGCATGTGACTTTAGGTAATTTCACAGTAAAAGGTCCATCACCTGTAGTTTTGTGATTAAACTCAATTTGAATAGTTTTATTTTCGTTATTTAAGATAATCATATTATTGAATACCTCCTTCTTTCATTATTGGTGGTCCAAAACCTAATTGGACTTTTGAGTCGGATACACTGGCTATTCTTTCATAGATTTCTAACTTAGCATTAGCTATAGCCAACTCTGTTTTTAATTGTGAATTTTCGGCTTCTAATGTGAATAACTTTTCCATCACAAGATTTTCTATTTTCGCATAAGCATTGTTACTTTTTTCTTTTTTAGTAGCCATTGTATCCTCCCTTTATTATTTATTACTTCTTTTTTCTATTTCCATATCAATTAGTTTATCAATTCTTTCTCGTTCTTTTCTTTCTACTTCATCAAGAACTAGTAGCATGGTGTGAGTAGATACATTTAATTTGTCTTTGACTTTTGCTATGTAAGGCTCCCACACACGAAACATCTGCTTTGTTTCTATACGAAAGCGCACGTCCTTATCTATATTTTCTTTAACATTGCGTCTTATTTCTCGAACTTCTTCTATTGTCATCTGATGCAATGCTATTGAATTTGCTATTTTATCTTTCATTTCTTACTCCTATTATTTTCCTAAGCCAAAAAGCATATTAGCATTTTCACCTAATATATACTGAGGTAGAGTACCGATTCCATTTTTGAATCATTTCTCTTTGAATTTCTAGTTTTAATTGTTCTAATGATTTCTCTGTTACGGATTTAGATTGTAATTCTCTTACTTTTGCTTCTGCTTCGGCTGTATTTATTTTTTGTTCATTTTGAACTTTTATGATTTCTAATTGAGCTTTTTCTGCTTGAGCTTTTTGCTCATTAGTTGTTTTTATTTCTATTGCTTTATTATATTCGTCAGTAAATCCTATATTTTCAATATTTACTGCGCTGATTAAAAAGTAAGTATCTAATCTACCGTTTAATTCTTCAGCGATTGCGTCAGCTACTTCTCCTCTTTTTGTTACCATTTCTTCTGCTGTAAATTTAGCCATTGCTGCTTTTAGTCCGCTTTGTAATGCAGGATTTAAAATAGTATCTTCATAATTTGCTCCAACTTTTGCATAAAGATCTGATACTTTTTCAGCCTTTATTTGATAATTTATTGACATTGTAATATTTACAATTTGAAGGTCTCTTGCACTACCTTCTACTGTGTTACTGTATTTTTGGGTTCTTATGTCGACATCATGCACGTCTTCAACAAATGGTTTTATGATATGAAAACCTGCATCTAAATATTGATCTTGTACTTTTGAATATAATGTTACTACTCCTATATGACCTGTTGGTACTATTGTTGTACTTGCAAAAAATATAATTAGTCCAATAACTAATATTGCTCCAATTACTCCTAATATAATTTTTGGTTTTGTATCCATAATTTTTAATCCTCCTATTTTTTGTTTTTAAATGCATCAACTTCTTGCTGTTGCTTTATTTGCTTAATTATAGCGTCTTTCTTTTGTACACAATCCATCAGCATTTCATTGTCACTTTTCAGTGAAATAATCTCAGCTTCTAGTAATTTTAATTTAACTTCTGACGGAGTATCTTTTTTGAAATTATACCATAAGCAGGTACAGATTATTCCCGCAAGAACTCCTATAATAAAAACTGGAAACATTGCCATTACACTTCCCCTCCTTTCAACAAATAATTTAATGTTACAGGTTTGTAGTCATAAAGCATACAACCTACATTATATCTATTAATTTCAGGAAAACTATCTGATTCGTGTGTGTGTCCATGCAGATGAATACTACCATATTCCTTTCCATTCCAACTTTTCATCGGGTAATGCGACAAAATTATAAATTTGCCATCTATTTTCAACTCTTTATAGTATACCATCTCTTCAAGATATCTAGGATTAAATGCTTGTTTGTTTATATAAGTATCATGGTTTCCTATTATCAAATGCTTTTTTCCATTTAATCTAGTAAGTATATTTGTTATCATAACTGGTGTCATATATGAGTTTTGGAATGCAAAATCTCCTAATATATACACATCGTCAGTTGGTTTAACTGTTTCATTCCAATTTGAAATTAACCCTTCCGTCATATCTTCTACTGTTTCCCAAGGCCTATTTTCATAACCGAATTATATTTTTATGACCAAAATGAAGATCGCTTGTAAAATATATCACTAAGTCCACCTCTACTTTTATATTATATTTTATTTTCCACTACTCGTCTTCCTTTTCTAGTTCTATTCTTGCTCCACATTTAGGTAGGAAATTTTTTAATTTTTCATTCTCTTTTTGTAGTTTTTCTATTAGATTTAAAATTAGTTCAATTGATTTATTTACACTTTCATTTTCTTTTATTTCTTCTTCATCTAATAAAGAATAATCATCATAATATACAGCTAATCCCTTTACTATTTCAATAGCGTTCTTTTCTTCCTCTGTCACATTTTTCTCCCTTCTAGTAGTTCTTGCAAAACTTGTTTCTCTTTTATTAAAATCGCCTTGGAAAAATTACCTTCATCTTCTGGAATATCATTATATATCTTATCTATTTTGTTCATATTTTGTTTACTCCTCTGCTAAAACTACTTCTGCTCTAATAAATTTCACAGTTGCGTAATAACTTGATAAGCTTTTTTCTTCTTTAGAACTTTCTAATAGTTTTTCAATTTTTTCTATATTCTCTTTTGTTGGCTCTTTATCGGTAATAAATGATATTTCTACATTTACTCCAACATCACTTATTCCGTAAACCGCAACTTCTCATAAAATCACTATATAGTCTATTGCATTGTAATGCTAATAAAAAGTATTTATATTTCATATCTTATTTACTCCTCCTTATCTTTACGCAATCCTTCTACATAATCTTTTACATCTTGAAGACTTTTGGCAATTAAAAAATGTCCTCCTGCCTTTTTTATCCTAGCTCCTTGTGCTAATTGAATAGCACTAGGTTTGCCTCCTGGATCTTTTACTTCTATTCCAAAAAATAAGCCACCCCAACAGCACAACAAATCAGGTATACCAGTTTCTTGATATAAATCTCCTCCATGAATTTTATAGCATAATCCTCCACACTGTTTGATGTAGGCTTTTATATCCTCTTCAATGGACTTTTCATTGTGAGGTTTGTAATTACTCATTGCTCGGCTCTCCTTTTTTATATAATCCTTCTTGTAATCTTAAAATGATTAAATCTACTGTATTATTTATAGCAGAAGACGCTACACTCATTATGTCGCATAGTTCTTCTTCTGTAAATATTCGCCCTTGTTGACCTGTTTCCCATAAATACACATGTGTCAATTCATGTCTAAGTGCTTTTGCTAATAAAAAGCCATCAAGTTCTTTATCTAAATATATAGTGCTTGTAACGTATTCGGTAATACCGTGTAGTCGAACACCTTCTTCTACAGTTCTATTTTCATAATAAATTTTATTCATTTCTTCTTGGGTTCTAAAACATAACTTCCATATATTTTTTGAAATTGCAGGTGAATTAAAACTAAACATTATGTATCTCCTTTACTAAATAATAAATTTTTAATTATACTTGCTAGAAAGCATATACCGAATGCTTGGAACCAAGTTAGATGAAACGATATATGAAATAGCCAGAGTACTAGATTTACACCAATATAAAGTGGTAAAGACCAAATTGCGCCCATAAACACTAAGACTAAGCATAATATCAAAAGTTTCCCCATATTAGTTTCCTCCTTATAATTATTATGCAATTATTATAACACATACAATAAAAAAAGTTAATACTTTTATTGTCTTTTTATTATGTTTTTAAACATACGCTTTAAGTTCTAAATAATTCTCCCCAAAAACATCAGGATCTACTATTTTGACAGTCATACCTTGCATTACTTCTAGGCGAGATTCGTCTGGTAAACGTCTTCCATATTCATCAAAACTTGCAACAAAAGGTGCTGTTTTTCCAAACATATTTAATTTTTTACTCGCAGTAATAATATGAGCTTTCACAAAAGGAGTCATTATGCATTCTATTCTTTCCACATGAACTGATGCACAATCTAGTTTGAGCATTGTCTTCATTATAGATATAGTTTTGAGAATGCGTTCTTTTTCTAGCTCGCCTAATTCATCACATACAACCTCATAAAAACCTTTGCCTGCTTTATCTAAATTATGAGAGTGTTTTTTCATTTTTTTTCTTATTATCCTTTCTAATTTTACTATTTCGTCATCTGCCGCGCATACACTTCCAAATGATGAGTATAATGGAGCGTGGAACGAAGGTGAGTGTAACGTAGTGTGGTACGTCTCTCCGTGTTAAGGTTTGGTAAGTAGTTGCCCACACATCGGCATAGTCTCTAATTGTATCCCCAGTTAACGGAGTTGCGTCCCCAGTTGCTAACGGTGATTTCCACATATTCGCATAAATATAGTCTTTGTTAAAATTTGTTCCACTAAATTTTCTGTCAGCGTCATGCAACTTACTCACCTCCTTTTTCCACCCAAGCATCAAACAAATGTGCATCAAAGTTTTTGCCTTCTGAAAGAGACTTATATATTTGAGGCTCTACACTATTTGTGATTTGCAGATAGTAATAAACTGGCTGTTTTACCTGTCCGATTCTATCAATACGACCTTTGCTCTGTTCAAAATCTATATAATTTTCTGGTGGAGAAAAATATACAGCTATATTAGTTTTTATGAAATCATTTAAACCTGCTCCACCTGCTACTACATTAACAATTGCTACACAATTCTCAAAAAGATGCCAGTCAGTCAAATCTTTATGAGCTCCATCATATATGCAACATGGTCGTTTCATTTTTTTACATAATTCACTAATTAAAACTGTTTCATTAACAAAATTAGTAAATACAACTAATCGACCCTCATTTCCGTCTATAAAATCTTCTAGCCATTGCAATTTTGGGTTATCTTTTAATCTTTTATCTTGTATGAATCCACTACAACTTTCTCTCATATAAATACGGTGTAAAGTTGGTCTATTAGCGATTATAAATTCAGTATCTATATCTGTTATGTCTTCAGACATTAAAATCGTTTCTAGAGCCTTTTCGTCCATTTTAGGCCATACTTTTTTCTCTTTGAAGTATTTCATTTCTGGTGTCATTTTAAATGACTGTGCGATTTCTATTGGTCTGTCGTAGTCACTTTCATATTTTTTATAATATGTATATTTTAAAATTTCTGCGTCCATTAAATCCGTATGTTTATAACCTACAATTTCATTAAATGGAAATCTAGATTTTCCTGCATATACCATATTATAATTTGCCGCCTCAATACAATAATTTTTCTTGAAATCTTTTGGTTTAATATTAAATATTTTACTACCTAATACTTTGTATTGTGGATACAAATCTATATACTTTTTATTTTGAGACGTAGCACTTAATACTAATACATATGGTTCATATTCACTGACTATATTTTGAATAAATTTACTTTGTTTTGAATCGTATGTTTTCATTTTATGACCTTCGTCTACTATCATGATTGTAGAGTGTTCATTTAACTGAGAATTTATTTGGTCCGCTGTTTTAGTTCTCCAGGCACTTTGAAATGAAGTTACAGTGACATATTCAAATTCAGGGACTTCTTCTTTTATGTCTTTTTTCCAATCATCTACTTTTGATACTGGGCAAATCACTAATATGCTATCTACCCAACCTTGTTTAAATAATTTTTCTGCAACTCCAAGAGAAGTAATTGTCTTACCTGTACCAGTATCAAATCCTAGATATGCACCCGTAATTTCTTTAGTATTCATTCTATTAAAAATGTCGTCAACTGTTTCTCTCTGATATTTATATAAGACAGTCTTCATTTTGTGCCTCCTTCTTTTTCTTTCTCTTTGCGTAATAATTTTTGAAATAAGCCTGTCTAGCAGCTTTATTTTGTTCGTAATATCTTCTGTAGTAACCGTCTTCTTTCTGTTTTATGTTCCTCATAGTATTGTTTGTAATACTGTTTAGCTTTTTCTACCTTACAGCATTCCTCACTCGTAGTATCTAACGGTTCTACTAAATATCGTTGTTTTCTTCTCTCTAGTATTTTATATTTGTTTTTTCTGTAATATTCTCTAGCGTAGGCTCTTCTTTCTTCTCTGTTCTTTCTATAATATAGTCTGTTATACTCTGCTATACGATCACGAGCGGCCATTTACTATTCCTCCTTACTAATTTTTGGATACTGTGATTCTAAACGAATAGTTGCTTTTACAGTAGAGGTTTTAGTAAATTTTTTTGCAATATCAGGTTCTTCTTCTTTTAATTTTTTTGTGTCGACTATAGTTCTAGTACTAGGTGATACATACGTCATTTGCATATCTCCTATAAGAATTCTTTTTGGTAAATCTTCTACACTTTCATGAAGATTTATTATATTATTTTTAATAGGCTCATAAAGTTTATTGAATTCTTCTTCAGCTTGTTTATATTTAGTGTACGCCGCTTCAAGAACTTCTGGTGAGCAACCAACAAATGCTTCTGTTATAATAGATAGCATACGATCTTCTGCTTGAGTGTCAGCCGTCCCTGCTTTATCATTTGAATTAACATCTTCTATTTCTAATGTATACTCATTAACTATTTTCATGATTTGTCCTTCTTTCTTTAATTATACTATTCATCCTCTATATTGACACTGTAATCTCGCAATATATACTCTTTTTCTATAAATTTTAAAAATTTCTTAAATTCCTTTTCTGTTTGAACTTTTTCTCTGTCTCTTAAGTCACCTTGTACTGAAATAACTATACAAGTTTGATATTCGCCAGAGCAGTCATGATCAGAAGGAGCGTCACACTCTTCATATGGTTTTCCATCGACCATTATGTCTCGTAAAGTGTCTTTATACTTACAATTATCGCAGTCATAATTTGTCCACATATTATGACCTTCTTGTAAATTTATGAATACACTTGCATTTCGTTCACTACCAGTTATTTTTGGAGCTTTTTTCATATACTTGTTTACTATCTCTAACACATCTGGTCTTGCTATACACGTGTCCACACTTAAACACGCCGTAATGTGTGTCCAATGACTCATAATTATACCTCCTTTTTGATTTTAGTCATAAATCCTTGTACTCCTTTTTGAGTACGTTCATATGCTCTTTCTTGGTTAGCCTTATTCAACTCTATTTGACGTCTCATTCTTTCTTCTTTGATTAAATGAGCAATACAAATTTTCTTTTCTAAACCTAATCCATAGTTATACGCATTTTCAATTTCTTTTTCACAGTCAATATTATTTACCCAAGGAGACGCATTATAAATATATTTTTCTACACTATATAATAGTCTCTCTTTGTCAACTTCTTCATAGTCGTAGTAATAAACCAAAGTCTGCATTAACATGATTATGCTTCCTGGTAATTTCTTTGGGTCTAGTTTGTCTAACAATGGTTTGATATACTCTAATCTAGGTATAGCTGCCTTGTATTGTTCTTCTGTTAGTTGAAGTGTGCCTTCTTTAATGTCTCTAAGTTTTGCTTTAGATATTCTATATAATGCAGTTGAGATTATATTTAAGTTTCCATTTGCATATCGTTCCATCAAACTTAGTAATCTTTGATAATTTTCGTTACCTTGTTCTGCGTAAGATTTAACAAAATCAGGTAGTTTCCAATTAACCATATTCATATTCATATAAATACATTCTTTGTTACCTACCCCAGGCGCAACTACATACTCTACTGGCATTTTCAATCTTTGAAGTGCTGTAAGTCTACCTTGACCGTCTATTACTTCCATTTTTTCATTTACAATTATAGGATTATGCACCCAACCAATAGATTGAATACTTTCCACAATTTTTGAAATTCTACTTTCTGGTATATCTCTATTTCCTGGTAATCTTTTGAATATACTGTAATCATTTGTTGTGTACACGTTGTACGCTACTTTTTCATCCTTCATAATTTAATCCTCCTATTATTCGCCATTATTTCACAATATAATGGTCTTCTAAACCTAATTCTTTATTCAAATTTCTTTCGTATTCTTTTAATAATTGACGTTTTTTTACAATATTTTGTCGTCTTTGTATTTCTTTTTCAGCCTCTTCTTTTGTCTTAAAACAACTTTTGAATATATTTTTATTAAAATAACTATTTCTAAAATTGTCTCTATAAACTGGATGTGGATAATGTTCTATTTTTATAATTTTAATAGGACAAATAGTACCATCTTTTTTAATTTTAAATAAAACATCATTTACTTTACAAAGTTCTTCATAATCAGTCATGTATTATCATCCTTTCTAGTCAATGTTTTCTATCATTTCATCGTAAAGTATTTCTTTTTCTACTTCCGTTGTTACTTCCTCACTGATGTCATACAATATCAAATCCTCCATAATTAATTAGATACCTCCTCTCTTTAATCTATAACTATTATACACTAGTTTTAATAAAAAGTCAAGTATGTATCATAAATTTTTATTTTTATTTTTTAAAAGTGTTAGCAAGGCTTCATCTTCTATGTAGAATGGATCGTTATTTCCTGTTAATTCATAACTAAAATTAGAAATAACTTGTCCTAATCTCCAGTCAGGCACTTGCTTCCAAAACTTTTCCAACTCTTTTAATATCTCAGGTATTCTGTCTGGGTTTCTCATTATTCAATCACCTTCTTTTTACGAGTTGTTTTTCTTGGCTTACCGTAAAAAATCATCAATTCTGCGTTGTGCTTCTGCTACATACCATTCATAATCAATGTCAGCAAGTTCTCCTATTTTTTTACCTCTTATATCATCGTTGTAAATCAAAACGTGTTCTGGGGTGCCTTCTACTTTATCTAATACTCCAACTTCTTTAGACTTCTTATGTTTATAAAGCCCTCCATTCTTTGGATCTGTACTTGGAAAAATTCGATTTACTTTCTGTACTTCTATATCCCCATATTCTCTTTTCCAGGTTGGTGTATCATACATACCACCTAATTTTTTGATTTGCTGATAATCTGTTGCTAAATTTTCTGGGTTGCATATAGTGGTTCTTATATCTATGCCATCAAGGAAATAATTTACTACAGCTTTGGCTAAAATAGCTAATGTATCCTGTTCATTACCATCTGAAAATTTCGTAACATATGCACCTTTAACTTTTACTTTTCCATCTTCGTCCTTAAATATATAATTATTTACGTCTTTTTGAATAAGATTATCCGCAACTGTTTTTTCTAATGTAAATCGCCAATCTTTTTCCCATTCTTTTGCTACATTATCAATGGTTGACATCACCTCTTCTGTATTATCTACTTCTATACAAATTCCGATCAGTATTTGAATTTAGTAATTTAAACCACGCTTCATTAGTTTCCTCACTGTTCATAACTGCCCAAGAAGGTTTCTTTTTTAGCTTTGCATTTTTCAATCTAAAAATTAAATCAGATAATGCTAGTTGTCCTAACATACACATTTTTGTATTATATTCTGGGTCGTATAATTTTTTAAATTTATCTTTCATGCAACCAGATGTTGTATTTAATATTAGTTTATATCTAGCACTTTGATCTTTTAATTCTTTTTTCTCTTCTTTTGTCAGTGTTTTATCGTGCAACTTTTCTTTTATATCCATACGGGTTTGAACCATTTTTGCAAATGCCTCACAGCCATGTTTATCTACTTGCCTTGATAATAAATCCCATTTTGTTAATATATTAGGGTACATCGATCCAACATCTAACCAAATGGTAATTTTATTAGATTTTGTTTCAATACAGTAGTGAGTACCGCACGATTGATGATGGGTTCAGCATATAATTTTTAATTCCAGCATGAACTCCCCCTAATGCAAATGTGTGAATAAGTCCCATAATATCAAGCTCCATACTTAATTTTGTCTTATCACATTTTTTACTATCCCATTTATGAATTTCTAATTCTCGAAGAGCTTCTATAAAAAATTCATAAATAGTTTTTAGTTCTGGAATATCCCAATTTACAGGTAAGTCACATAGTTGAAAATTTTTTCTTAATCGAGTATTTAAACCCCTATTTTGAGAAAGTAAAATTGTTTCTGTTAATTTTGCATTAGTTTTGCACATATAATCAACAGGCAAATCAAATTCTTTTACTAATAGCATCTTTGTTTTAAATGTATTTTTTCTTTGCTTAAATCTTTCTAGTGTACCATACAAATCTGCCCTATTGTACTTTTCTACATCACGTTTTTCCTCTTCAGTTAAAGGTCTAGTTATATCAAATGGTACAACACTCTCTACTATATTCATTCCTAAAAAGCCTTCTAGTTGTTTAAGTGAAAAAAATGCACCATCACCTAACAAATCATAAGATAATATAGGCGAAGAATAATAATCAGTCATACCGAATTTATTCAAAGTAGCAAATAAAGGCACATCGGCGTCTTGCGCACTAATTATTGCATTACTGAAGTCGAAGCATCGTTCTTCATTAGTCAATTTTTTAGTTAATATCCCATGTGCCATAGGTTTGTCATAATGATCACTGTTGTAACCTACCCATATTTCACCTAAATTTTTTTCTATCAAATCTTTAATAGCATCGACACCCCATACTTGTACCACCTCTCCTGTGTCAGTATTAAGTGTTCCTAATAAAATATCATGACGAAACGTCTCGTAATCGTAAACTAAGATAAGCCATCACTCTCCCTTTGTTTTTGAATATATTATACTACATGATACACCAAAAATTTAACACAGTTTTATCATCTAATATACTTTGTAAGTATTTCATAAGAACTTTATCTTCTCCATAAATCAACTGTCTAACTCCTCTGCTTTTATTCATTATTTGAACTATAGAGTTTTCATTTGCATCGTAGTGGTGTTCTATGCTACCAATACTGTTTGGTATTAAATTATATTTTTCATTTACCATCTCACATAGTTTATTTACATTTTTAGTGACTATCTCTGGTTTAATCTTTTTTCTTCCCATAGTTACGCATCCTTCCCAAACATATTATTCACTTGTTTTTCCTTGCTTGTCATCTGCTTTTGTCTCCATTCCCATTATTATTTTTATATCATCTACTACTTTAGCCTTAGATGTGGTTGTTTCTAAGAATTTAACTAATTTATCATATGTGTCTTTATATGGCGCATCTTTTTCTCTGTATAATTTGTCATAATCATATTCTGCTATTTCTATACCATCTTCTCGTAACTGTTCTCTATAGTCGTCTGGATTATATTCACCTTTTCTAAATAAATCCACACTAACAAATAAGTCATCCATAAATCCAGCTAATTCATCGTGTGTTAAATGTGTATCTTCATTAAAATGTAATGTATAAGCTATCGCAGTTATGAAATTTTGTATAGAACTATCTAGCTCATCTTTATATGCGTTCTCAAATTCCTTTTGCAAACGATTATAAGTTATCCTATAATAGCGTTCTAACCATTTTTCCATTTGCTCTCGTGAAAAACTTTTTATATTTCTGAATTCATCTCTATTTAATTTCATTCTTTATTTCTCCCATCTTCGCCCTCTGAGGTTAATTCTACAATTGTAGTTTTAGTTTTATCCTCATGAAGCTGTCTATCATTCATCCATTTTACAAATGCTTTATATGCTTCATCTTGTGATGTTGCATAAAACACTCTCGTGAATGGTCTACGTGTATTAAATATAGTTGATATACTCTCTGTTGTTATTTGAAAACGTTTCATTGAACTGTTAATTTTATCTCCTGCTAGTAATATCTTTTCATTAGGATCTTGTGTATATGCATTCCATGCTCTTTGCATTTCAATTAAAGCGTTTGTTTGATATAATTTCTTCCAAAAGAATATAGCACCTTTTAGAGTTCTTCTCCATACTAAAAATCCTTTAAATTTTATATCATCTACTTCTTGGAAACCATTATATTCCCAGTCATGTTGTAATTTTCTTTCCACTACATTCAATGCTTGTTCTAAGTCAAGAATGGCTTGTTGGCAATCACTTCTTGCAATAGTCATAAATATATCTTTTAATTTATCAGTAGAAACTAACACATTTAATATATCATTTAGGGTATGATCTGATATCTCACAACCACAGCTCCTTAATGTGTTAATAAAACTCTTTTGATCTGTCAAAGGTTTGAATTCTGGAACTGTTTCTTCTGACATAGAGTTAGGTACAACGTGCGCTATTGCTGGATTTTGCTCTGCTTTTACTTGATAATAATTTTCAATTATAGGTATTTCTGGCATAGGTATTGGTCCATTTATCGCTTCATCTAATTCTTTTTGTTTTGATTGTGCTTTTTGCATAATATCTATTTTGGCTTGTTGCTCTTTTGATAATTCCTTATAAGGTACATATTCTTTTCCACGTGCTTTTGCATTTTGTTTTCTTACTTTATATTTATGACATAATCCTTTGTACATTCCACTAGACACTACTTCAGTTTCTCTTCCGCAGTCTGTGCAAATAGTCGTAATATTATCAATCTTTTTCATTTTCTTTTTTAACTCCTTTTTTCTTTCAATTTCTTTTAATATTTCGGGTCTAACATATTGGGTGATCGGCATAAATTTTTCTTTTACTTCCATTATGGTTATCGCTGTTTTAGCATTTTTATCATAAAGCACTTCTATTTTTCCGTCTGTTAGGTAACCCATTTTGTTTTTTGCTTTTCTGCAAACGTATAAACAATGTATATATAGATCACTTTGTTTAATAAAATCATCAGTTGTATACCATCTACAATTACTTTTCATTAAATTTTTAGTATCATAGTAGTATTCAGAACTTTTTCTTTCTGCTAGTCTTTGCTTAGCATGTAATGTTAATTTAATCTCTTTCGGTAGTTTTCCCATAGCTCCTCCTTTCTTTAATATTATTAAATTAAACAGAATAAAGTGCTGTCTCATGTGTTAACCACACTTTATTCCTAGCATAAAACTAAAACTTGTAAGCATCTTCCCCTTTACCGCTTACAAATATAGTATACAACAATTTTAACAAGAAGTCAATAGGTTTGTTGTCTTTTTTTTATTTTTCCAAGCCAAAATACTATTTTAATAGAAGAAAGTTGCATAATTTGATAAGTTTACATAACTCGAAACGCTACAACCACTGAGGTTCTAAGCATTATTCAGACAAGAAATATTTTGTCTAAATTTTCAAAAATCTATTGTATTTTTTTCAAAAAAATAGTATGATTAAGGCATGATAAAAAGGAGATAAATTTTATATGAGAGAATACAGTGATAGCCAATTTTTTGATTGTCCATTTAGAGGGGTGACAAGCGTATTAAATGCCATATTTCGGTAATAAATTTGAAAAAATGGATATTCCTGACTACGTTTTAAAGGCAGCAGGAGAGAGAGGTACCGCAGTCCACAAATATATTGAAGATTGGCTTAATTGGTATAATCACCCACTTAAGGGTTCTGATGAAGATGAACCACATCTTGGGTTAGAATATGCTGTCTATGAAACTGTATTCAAAGAATGGTTAGATGAACGAATTGAATGGGATATACACCCATTATATACAGAGCAAAAAATTATAAACAAAAAGCTTGGAGTAAAAGGTATAATCGATTGTATTGCAACAGTGAACGGAAAAGTTTGCTTAATCGATTGGAAAACTTCAAGTAACTTAGATGAATGGTCTACTAACTGCCAACTTCAATTATATTACATGATGCTATTAAAAGGTAATAAAGAAGAAAAAGCTATCGCCAAACAAATAGAAGAACTTAGATGCTTAAGTTTAACTAAATCTGGGTATCGTTGGTTTAAATTTGAAATAGATAAAAAGCTCGGAGAAGCTATTTTGAAATTATGGAATACACATTTTAGGGAAATAGCAGAAAAAGAAAAACTAAAAGCAAAAATAGCAACTGGAGCAATAGTTTTATAAAATAAAAAAAGAGAGGAGCTTAACACTATGGCAGAACGTGTTTATAGTAGTACAAAACGAGACCAAACTATAAACAAATATAGTAATAGAGAATTTACAAAAAGTGATTGTATGAAATGGCTTGATAAATTAGAAGATGAAAGCGTTAGTTTATGGATAATTGACCCGCCATACAATGTATTAACTGGAAACATGAAAAACAAAAACGGAGCCGCTTTATTTCATTCTAGATATACAGCCAAAGTATCACCTAGTGAAAGTGATTTTGAAAAAGAAATAGTTTCATCAAGATTTGAAATTGCTATCCCATGGGAAGAACAAAGAAAACTAGAAGATTACAAAGAGTGGTGTTATAAATGGTATTGCAAAGCACACAAAAAACTAGTGGATGATTCATTCATGTTCATATTTTGGTCTATGAAATATTTGAGTTTGGCATATCAAATATTTGACGTAAATCGTGTTATTTTTTGGCAACAGCCAAATATGGTAAGTAGTATTTCAGGAGATTTTTCTTATGATGTAACACCTATTATAGTCATAAGAAAAGGGAATCCTAGATTGACAAAAGACGCAGGTTTATGGGATAAATCGAGTGTTTTGAATTTCACTAAGCCACAAGGTAATTACAAAAAAGACAAGCTATGTCATAACTGTCAAAAACCACAGGCATTACTTGAACATTTAGTCTGGCTCAGTGATGCAGACCATGAAGGAAATGTAATTGGGGACTTTTTCGCAGGGTCTGGAAGTCTACTTAGAGCGGTAAACAAAGCCGACGTCATATTGTGTGACCAAAATGACGAGTATTATGACAAGTTTTTTGACGTAAACGTAACAGATGAACGAGTATACAAATGTAAAAAAATAGTTAAATAGGGGTTAGTAGTTAGATTTAGAAAGGTAGGGGAACATAGTTATGGGGCTTAAAATAACTAAAATGGATTTTGAATTAAATAATAATGAGAAGATTCCAAACGGTCTTTGGTATGTCGTAGCAGATTACGTGAAAAGGGGGGAAGATTCTTATGATAGGGCGAAAAGACGATTTGCTGTCACTACAATTGTATCTGAACTAAATGAGATACGAGCACGTGACAACATAGATGAATCAGACTTTCGTCTTATTTTAATGGTGGAAATAAATCAAGCCTATAATAAACGCAAAGAATTGACGATATTTGAACAAGATATTATACAGCACATGATCGAAATATTTAAAATTCTTTTAGATGGAGGTGTTATCTAATGAGTAAATTCATTGAGTTTGAATTTTGTGAACTACCAGACACACCTTATAGGTTTGATAAAACTAAATTTAAAGCAGGTGACCCAGACCAAATAAAATTATATAAAGATAGCAAAGCACCTAGACGTAAAAAAAGGTTAACTTACACAGAAATCACAGATGAAGATAAACTACCAAATTATGCTAGGGTAGTGCCTAAAGGTTGTATGTTCATAGATTTCGATAATTCTGATGAAGCAAAAGAAATGTATGATATAATCATACACTCTGGCTTAAGATGTTTAATACTTAAAACAGTAAAAGGTTATCATTTTTTGTTTAGGGTTCCTGAATTTTATTCAAAAGAAATGACTGGTGCTACTAACTGGTTTGGTTATAAGTTTGATACTAAAGCGACAACAGATACGGCAGAAGCTGTTCAAATAATAAGAGTGTGCGGAATGACTCGTGATGAAACATGTAGCTGGGAGCCTAGTGAATTAGTTGAACCTGCTTCAATTGATATAGATAAATTAGACGTACTTCCATATTGGCTCTGGGGAAAATTAAAAGACTCTGACCTACATAAGGGTGGAAAAACAGGAGATAGAAGCAAAGATGATGCTGTAGAATATACACTAATAAATAACCCATTTACACAACTAATGGAAATGAAAGAAGGAGGACGTCACGATCATATTGTTTCAAAATGTAGTTATTTTGCGCTTTCAAATGGTTTTGAAATAGACGATTTTAAAAATTTAATTACAGCTATACACGATCAATATCTAGTAAAACTTGGAACACCTATGCCAGATAGTGACTTATTTGGGGATTTAGAAGGCAGATGGGAAGATTACAAAGCCACAATGGTAAGCAGTCATTGGGTATATGACGAAAAAATACGTGAATGGAAGAAGACTAAATCCAAAAAAGATGATAAAATAGATGAACGTAGAGCAGCTGAGTATTTATTCAATAAATATGACTTTTACGGAAATAATAAAAAGCTAGACGGAACATTCGAAAATTTATTATATAAAGAGATAGGAGGTCCATACGAATACGACAGAGACATTACTGTTTTTAGAGAAGCATTGAGAGATTATAGTGACCAAAATTTCAGAAATGAATTTTTTAAGGAAGTGGAGGTGCAACTGATGCAAATGTGTGCAGCAAAGAACAAGATAATAGCAAGAAACGATAAATACATAATCGTCAAAAATAAAGTGTTAAGTTGTGTCACTTCAGACGCCTATGATTTTTCTTGGATTGGTTCAAGACCACCTACTGATGTAGTACTTCCTTGGAATTGGTATCCAGAAGAATGGGTTAAAGAACATGAAGAAGATTTAGGTAAAAATATCACATGGTTTATAAAACAATTAGCAAGAGATTTCAGTGGAAAAACTCAACCAGAAGTTGAACAGTGGCTATGGATTATAGCTGGTGCTTCAATGATACCTGCTAATCAACTTCAAAAAATAGTCATACTATCTGGTGGAGGACAAAATGGAAAGTCTTTATATACAAGCTTAATTAGACTATGCTTAGGAGCCGATATGTTCAATGAAAGCAAGATATTTGATTCGAATCCACATGATGGGTTTTGGGGTGAAGGTTTAGATAAAGGCATTCTATGTGTGATTGACGATTTGAACAGAATTTACAATCGCGATGCTTTTAGCTATATCAAAGGTGCTGTTACAGGTACCGATAGTGTAACTATAAACGAAAAATTTAAAGCTAAAAAACAATTAGATACACTTCCTCAAATTATAGCTTGTACCAACTTTGAGTTCGAACTATATGATAAATCAGAGGGTATGAAACGTAGAGTTAAAATACTACCTACTGAATTTCATATAGATGATTCAGTAAAAGACGGAGACTTACAACATAAATTAGTATTGAACACATTAGACCCAATAAAAGTAGCTGAATACAAAATGAGCGCAGATTCATTTAATCATAAAGGAGTAAGAGTTATGAATATGTATACAGGTGAGAAAGGGGTTCTTGATAGTTTAAATAACGGAAGTCTTGCATGGTTTGCAAATAAAGCCCGCTATACTTATATGAAATGGTTAATGAAAGAGTTGATAGTTGAAGACAGTGAAAGTATGAAAGAACGTATGGAAGGAGTATTCTCTGGTGGTTTTGAAGCGGAATCTGCTGAATTTTTAGAGTGGTATATAAAAGAACGTAAAAACAGTATCTGGACAAAAGATTTGTATACTGAATATATGGATTGGCATACTGAAATGGCAACAGGTGATACAATGATGACTGAAAGATCTTTTGCAAGAAACTTAAGTAAAGCAATTACTGTTATGCTAAATAAAGGTTACAAAATCAAAATGAAAAAAGCAAGAAACGAAAAAGGTATGACACTTAATAAAATATTTATTGGAGAGGACGCAGTGGATGATAAATAAAAAAGGAAAACATTATAAGAACAGAAAAGAAACCGACAAGGATATAGCAGATAGAATATTAAAATTAACTGAGCCTGGAGAATATGGAATATTTCCTCCTCCAATGAAAGCTCAGATTGCAGTAGATGAACTATGTAGATTTTTCTTAGGAGAAGATTACTGGATAATAGTAAACAATAATGAACAGGCAAATACAGAAATAGTTTTTGAAATCGAATGTAGATATAAAAACAAAGTGAGGTGATATTATGTCAAAGAAAACTAAAACAGATAGGATAGACGCTGAAGACATTATTGGTACATTTTTAAAAGGTGATAGATATGATGATACCGAAAGATACAAGCAGAGTGTTGACGCTATTTATAAAAAATTAAAACCTATATGGGTCAGTGAGTGTAAAGATGCTGTATGGTTGCTTCAAGAAGAATATGTAAAGACTGTGGCAGAAATATTATATTTAGATGACCAGATGGGAGGTAATTTAGACCCAAGTAGTTTAAGTGAAGAAAAGCAAAATTTATTAGGCTGGAAGCAAGTTCAATCTGTTATAGAAAAATATAGAGCTATGGATTACAGCTTAGTAGACAGTGATAGCATTAAAGCTATACTATCTTCAATTGTTAAGAACAAAAACGCCCGTGATGCAGACAGATTAAAAGCAATTGAGATGTACAATGAAATGTACTCAGGCGAAGGCATTGAAGGCATTACATTTGTTAATGACCTATATAAAGGGGAAAGTAAAAAGAAAGGAGATAGTTAATGTCAAGTAAAAAATTAAGTGATTTGATACTTCCGAACTACTGGGATTTACTTGAAGATGGAATAGGTGAACAGTTAGAACAATCTCGTAAAATGTTTTTACGTGGAGGACGTTTTTCTGGAAAATCTTATTTTGCGGCGCACCATATAGTGATGAGTTTATTGTGTCTTGCTGCTACTCATAAAGAAGGTGAACCGTGGGCATGCTGTCTAGCACTTAGAAAATATAGTAATACTCTAAAGACGTCTGTATATGCTGAAATCGCTAATGCTATAATAAATTTAGGTGTTGAAGACAAATTTCAAATGCTTACTAACCCAATGGAAATAAGACTAAAAGGTACTAAATCAGTAATAAAATTTGCCAACTTGAACACAGCAGAAGACTATGGAAAAGTAAAATCTATTAAATGGCCAGGTGGTTATTGTAGATTCATATGGTTTAACAAAGAAGTTACACAAATTCTTCAGACCATATAAAACCCATTAAATTCAGGGAAAACCCAAACAGAACAGAAAGGATAAACGTGACACTGTTGCTGAGGACAATCCTGAGCGAAGATTATTTAAAAGATGTTAAATAATAACGTGCAACGACTATCGAAAGGTATCCTGCAAAGAAATGAACAGGAGAGAACGAGTAGAGTAAGCTCCAAGTGGAGTTGAAAAAGTGGGAATTATTATTTTGGTAACAGAAATAATAATTATGATATAGTCTAAACACTATGGTAACATAGTGAATATAAGTGGAAACGACTTATATGTAATGCAAAATTGTGAAGAATCAGACCAATTTCAATCTAAACACGATGTTGACCAAGTGCTTTTATCTCTTTATCGTGGTGGAGACATATTCGAGACTATATTTACGTATAATACACCATTTAGTCCATCACACTGGCTAAATGTGGGCTGGCGTAATGAACGTGAAATGGCTAGTGAAGGTCGTCATGAAAAAGTTTATTTCAAACACGTTAATTTATATGATATACCAAAAGGTATTGTACCAGACCAAGTATATGAAATGGCAGAAGCTATGCGTGAAGAGAACTTACAAGAGTGGAAGCATGTGATAATGGGGGAAACAGGTGACCCAGCCACGATGGTATTTTCAAATGTCAAGGCTATGCGTGAACAAGATTTAGATTGGGACGCAAAAGAAAACTGGCATTTAGCGAGAGAAAGTAATTGGAAGGTATGCTTAGGAATTGACTATGGATACTCTCCTGATATTACCGCTTTTACAGTCAGTATATATAATAGACTCGCTAAAGTTTTATGGGTAATTGACGAGTGCGGAGGAGCAAGATGGTCAGAAGAAGGTATATATGAACATGTGAAAGAGGTTTTAAATAGGCGCGGTGGAGGCATAGGTAAAAGACTAAGTCTTAATATAACACCGTCAAGTATTATAAACTCAGAAATAGACAATAGAATCATTGATGGGTTAAGAGGAACAGGACTTAATGTGTACCCAGTCAAAAAAGGTAATGGCTCAAGAGATGTTTCATATCAATTCTTAACAGGCGGATATGGAGATTTAAAAGAGTTATGGGTAGATAGTGAACAGTGTCCTGGAACCTGGGCTGAAATGGTAGGAGCTGAATTCCCAAGACGAGATATAAATGGAAAAGAGGTGATTATACAGGAATGGCCAAATGTAAATGACCATTTTCTGTGAACACTGGACAGTTTAAGATATGGAACAATTGATTTATGGGAAGGAAGAATGATAACAGGAAGTAATAGAAGACTGTTATAATTACAATATTAAATTGACATATATTCAATAATTTGATAAACTTATACAAGGGTTGATTAAAACTATCGCCCTTGTATTTTAATTTATGTTATTTAATAGGAGGATTGACTATGGCATACAAAGATTTAGAGAAGGAGAAAGCATACCGAGCTTACTACGAAAAACACATAAGAAGTGAAGCCAGCAAAAAGAGAAAGGCTGAGACTACTAGATTATGGATAGCAAGGCAAAGGAAACTAAGGGATGAGCAGGAATTAAAAAACGGAGAAGAGTTAGGATACCCAGGAGTAAAAATAAGAAATATTATAAGAAAGCGAATAGAAGCAGGAAGAACTAAAATATTAGTCAATAGTGATGGTAGTATAATGTGCTTTCACAAAAATGAAGATGGTCATTGGGTCAATAATACAAAAGGCAAAAAATATTTACATAGAGAAGTAATTAAAAAAGAATTAGGACTAACGGAAGAAGATTTAAAAGGATTAGTAATTCACCATAAAGATGGGAACAAAGACAATAATGATATTACAAATCTTGAAATAATAACACAAAGTGAACACGCAATCAGACATAAAGATGACTATGCTACCAATTTAACATTAGGTAGAATTGCTGGGTGGAGTATGAGTAAGGAGTATATAAAAAAATGTGAAGAATGTGGTACTAAGTTCAAAAGTAAAGCTCATAATGCAAAATATTGTAGCAACGCTTGTAAAATGAAAAATTATAGAAGCAGGAGGACGTTATTATGATAGGAGACTTGTTCAATAATAATAAAAGGCGTGATGTATGCACACGAGAAGGACAGCGTATGTATATGGGGCGAAAATATAGTGTTGAGGCGGGAACAGGATATTTAGTGTGTACAACGAGTGAGAAAGGGCAAAGGCGTAAAAGACTTCACGAGGTATTGTGGGAAGAAAAGTGGGGTGTAAGTGTACCCGAGGGTTGTGTAATTCACCATTTAGACTGGGATAAAACACATAATACAGTTGAAAATTTAATATGTCTGACCGTATATGAGCACGAAATAGTTCATAATATAATAGGTGGTGAGAAGGGTAAGGAGCTCGGTTATGAATTAGTAAAAAATAGAGTTGACGGACTACCACCTGATATAGTATAATATATGTAGTGTGAACATTTTTGTTTGAGTTATTAAATAAAAATGCAAAGAAAATGAGCTGGATTTCTAGCTCGTTTTTGATTAAAATCTTGACAAACCATAATTCATACTATACAATAATGATGTAATACTTTTTCATTCATAATAGAATGATAGCTCCAATTTTGATTTATGTAGTATTAGCTAGGGTGAAGCTAATACTATTTTTTTAATTTTATTTATTTTATTTATTTTATTTATTTTATTTATTTTATTTATTTTATTTA